ATGCGGGAACATTGAAAAAAACAACCGCTCAAAACATAGCTAATTTAGTAGCTGTACCTATCAATATTGCTAACGGTTCTGTAAGTTCCACATTGCTTGTCTCAGGAGTTACTACTTTATTAAGAGAAGAAAATATAGGGACTTTTTCAGGAAAAGATATTTTAAAATTTGATATTCGAGCTAGACGAAGCATTACGGGGAACAATTCAAGAATCATAGTAAGATTATTTGACACGGTTACGTTGGTTGAAACTGAAATAGCGATTTCTGAAACAATGGCAGCGGGTAATACCAATTGGCTAGCAATTCGAAGCATTAATCTTAATGAATCAGCAGGCAATATCTATTACTTGAATCCAACGCTAAGACCAGTTACAGACGAATCCTCGAATGCATCCTCTTACTTGACTACTTCTGTTTCATTTTCGAACCCGCAAACTTTGAGGATTTATGGACTTAACATCACAAGCCCAAGCGATATGGTCATCTATTCATCTTTAATACAAGTATTCTAACTAATAATACTAAAGCAATGAGAAAATTTATAATAGATACTAACACTGGAATTGTAAAGTTTGAAACGACAATACCTTACCAAGTTGTACAAGGTGAAACATTAGTTGAAACAGATGATTTGACAACTTTAAATTTTCCCGAAGTTGAAACTCAAGTACCACTTACAATTACAAGGATGAATTTAAAAATTCAACTTTTAAAACGTTCCATTACAATTCAGGAGGTAATTGTCACCATAGATTCTATTCCAAACTCAATGTTTAGTGATATTGACAAAGAAATTGCTAAAATCAAATTTACCGAAGCAGTTTATTTCGACCGTGATAATGCAGATTTAAATCTAGTAGCAGTCCTACTAGGACTTTCACAGACAGAATTAGACCAAATATTTATAGATGGAAACTGATGTTAAGTAGTAAAAATACATACTTTAAAAAAGCTATTGAAAAGTTAAATCAAGAGCGGATACAGATGCGGAGTTACCTTGAACTGAAAGGTTACAAAGAGGATGAAATAAAACTGTACATAGAAGCATTTGATTTTTTTACAAAAAATTCAAATGATTTTGATGGAGCTACAATTGTAAAGGATTTAGTAGATTTAAATGGATTAGATTTAGATGCAATGCTTCACGATTACCAATACATAGTGTATCGAGCCGCTGCTAATTTCATCACAAAGTGGCAATCTGATTGGATGTATGCCAAAGGAATCGAGCGAAAAGGTAAAGGACAATATTGTGCTTTTACAAGGTTATTAGCTCTTACGCTTATAGGAGTGGTATTTGTCCCCCACTCATTTTTAAAAAGAGGTAAGGCGGATAAAAAAAGCATTAAAAAACAATATAATATACTAATAAAATGAAAAAATTTGAACTCTCTAAAGAGCCTATAATAGTTATAGATAGTCTGATAAATTTAAACGGAACTGAGCTAAAATTAATAAAAGACCAAACTTTAAAGTTCGAAGGTATTGGAAAATTTATCAATGGTACTATAATAGGAGACGAAAATAAAATTGAAGCAAAAAATGTAGAAATTTTTAAAGATATAAAAATAAGAGGTACTTGGAATATAGAAAAAGCAACATCGCATTGGTTTTTTCTCCACAACAACGCCTATGAAATAGAAAAAGAAGACTTAATAGAACAAGATGGGACTGTTGTGCAAGTGACAAAGATAAGAGATAAAGAGTATTTTGTAAACAACACCCCATATAAAATAGGAAGTAAAAACGGAATATTATTTAATAACGACACAGACAACTTACAACAGCTCCTAAACCTAAAAGCAAATTACACCGTTATTGAAAGTAATGTTAGAGCAATGATTGATGGTAATAATTCCGAAGACCCATCAGATTATGTATATGGAGGGTTGACTTGCAGAAGTTTCCACAATAAAACTTTAGAGATAAATGGTTTTTTAAAACAGATACCTACAACTAAAAACAACGCTTCTCTACTTAGAGTTGAGTTTTGCAAGAATTTTAATTTAATAGGTTCAGGAACATTTCAAGGAGAGTCCTTAGAACACGAGGGAGAAGTAGGAGAGGGTTGTATGGGGTTATACGTACATTCAACAGAGTATTTAAATGTCAAAGGATTAAGATTTGAATTATTTTGGGGTGACGGAGTCTTTTGTAGTTGGAATAGGAGAAAAATCTACAACCTTACAGCAGAGGAAATGAATCAGAGAAATAATCAATCAAGACATACTTGGGATTCGGTCAAATGCTATCAAAACAGGAGAACTGGGTTAGCTTATGAAAAAGGAGATTTTGTAGACTACATAAATTGTGAGTTTTCGTATACATCAACTATTAGAGGGACTTCTACTTTTTCGGGAGTAGACATAGAACCATTTGGAGATAGTTCCGCACCAGTTAGATACTGCCACAGTCATTCATTTATTAAGTGTAGAGTAATAGGTAATGAAAGAGGGGATGGAATACGAGGAGAAAGAGCTATAAACTTAGTTTTAAGAGACAACTACTTCTCTCAAAACAATTGTGATATAAACCTTTTGAGACAGTCATTTGTTAGTGTAGACAGAGAATGGCTTAAAACTAAAGAAAGCAGTCCCTCAGATAGAGTTATTTTACGGGGGCAAAGTATTGTAGACTCTAATAAGTCATATTCTTCGGGAAGATTTATAAATTCAGAATACTCTCACGCATCGGTAATATGTAGCAACAACACTGTCATAAATATGGCACATACAGTCTTTAATGGAATATTTATAGACTCTTTATTTCAGAATAATTATATGTTTAATGTAAATGCAGTGGCTAATTTTAGCTCATTTATTGATTCTAAATTTGTAGATAACACCGTAAAACATTGCAGAGGAAGAAACCACAGTAGTAATTTCAATGATTTTGCTATTATATCATTAGCATTATATGAAGGTAAGGACATCACCACTGGTCAAAATTTTATTTGTAATAACGCCTTAATTAAGAACAATATAATACACGACTATTCAGAGGAAGTGTTGTTAGGCTCAGGTAACGAAGTACTACCTAACTCAGCATTAAGAACATCATTTATAACTACTAGGATGAACGACAACCCTGACAGATATATAAATGTTCAAATAGTTGATAATATATTTCCTAGAGAGAGAAGTTTTAGACCCTCAATAGAATTGCACAAATTCCTTTATGGAAATAGTAGATTGACAATCAGTAATGATGTGGGTAACTTATTAGATAACACGGTACTATACCCAGGAGATATTGTTTATGATGCAACTTATAAGCAAAAAGGTGTGGTAGAAGTAGGAGGTTTTGTTAAACCTAGTGCTAAATGGGTAGAACCTAAACCATTTTTAAAAGTATTACCAAACACAATAATATTCGACTCTACAAGAAACACTATAATGCCAACAATAAATGGAGGAACTTTAGGTAAAGATTGGATAGGGTGGAGTTCAGGAGATGTAAGATACGAGAGATTCCCTTTAATAGTACCTATTATTCGTTGGTTAGATATAGGAGAAACAAAGTCCGATAATAGACCAAAAAACTACTTAACAGTCGGTAGAAAATTATTTGACACAACAATTAATAAATTAATAATCTATAATGGTAAAGAGTGGATAGATTCTTTAGGTAACAAACTATAAACTATGACAAATCAAAGAAAAGACTCCTGTTCAAAATCCTATGCGATATGTTCAGTATATGAGGGAAATATCCCAACAAGCTCCCCACTGACAGAGGAAGAATGTATATCAGTTGAAGAAGTATTAGAAGACTTATATTCTATCACAACAGACATAAAAGAGGGTATATCCATGACCGATATATCTGAGGGATGTTTGGAATTTCCAACCACACCAACATTACCAGAAGTGATTCAACTTTTGGTAAATGAAATTTGCGCTCTAAAAGAAATAGTGGAGACGCAAGCAGAAACAATAGAAACAATTAACTTACAAATTGAGGCTCTCCAAGAAAATCAATGTCCCTAATCTAAATTAGTTATGCAATGTCCAAACAACGGTGTGTTTACACCAACAAATAACGACCCAATATTGTGCGATGGAGTTTTTACTTCAACGGAGTGTGCTTTAACACCCGAAGCACTAACTTTCCTAAACGTGCCAATTAACGGCTCACAAGACTTGATAAATAAAAAATTGATATTAGTTATTCAAGATTTATTAGCAAGAATAGTAGTTTTAGAGAACGCTTAAGAATTAGGTTTTTGGTTTCCTAATTTTTGAAATGAAATCGGAGGTGTAATGCCTCCTTTTTCTATTTAAACAGAATTTTAATAATTTTTGAATTACCTTTAAAATGTGGTAAATTTGCAAATTAACTGACAATAAAATGACTAACTTAGAATTAGTATCTCGCATATCAAACACTGTAAAATCTCTGACAAAAGACGGACGAATTTCGCCACGCTATATTTTAAGGACTGCCCAGGAAAAAGCTAAATATTTGTTAGTACAAAAACTAACAGACAGGTCTCTGTATAGAGAGGCAAATATATACACAGAAGTACCTTGCATAGAATTAGAAAAAGAAGATATTGTAAGCTGTCCAATAGTAGAGTTCAGAAGATGTAAATCTATTATGAAAAGTAAGAAAAAACTACCTGAACTTCTTAATAGTAAGTATGGAGTGGCAATTTATTCAGTTACAAGCGTAGATGGAGAATTTCAATTCACTCAAACAACTCCAAATCAGTACAGATTAGACAGTAAGAGAAATGCGATAGGAAAAAAACCACAGTACTTTTATGTCAAAGACGGTTACTTATACCTACTTGAATCAGAAGTTCTAAGTGTCACAGTAAGTGTTATAACTTTAGATTTATATGACGCAGACCAATGTTCAGAATGTAGACAAGAAAATTGTAAATCTGCTTGGGACTATGAATTCGTTTGTTCTGACAAACTTTTAGAAGTTGTGATTCAGGAAACAATAAAAGAGCTTCTAACTAACAAACAAATCCAAGAAAACGTTAATCCAAATCTGAACAAGCTTGACTAGAAGAAAAGAAGATTCTCCTCGTTTTGAAAGAGGAAAGTACACCCCTTCTTGGCGAAAAATGCCAGATAAGAAAAAAAAGAAAAAGCAATGGAAGTGCGATATACCTCACGAATATGTAGACGAAGAAAACTATTTTAGATGTATAGAATTACTTTCAGAAAGAGCTTATCAATACTACAAAGACCATTCAAAGGCAGATAAAAAATACTCCATTCACGCATTTTATAGAGTGATAAAATTTGTATTTAAAAGGATGAAACACTACCTCACAAGAAATGAAACAGGTATTTTCATTAAAAATTTTGGGTACTTTTTTATAATGATGTATCCAAAACGCCGAGTAACAAAGTATATGGCAATGAGAATTAAAAACAAAGGACACTCCTTTGAACCAATGTTTCTCCCCATAAGAAAAGATGTTGCTTTGAGAACTTGGACAATGAGAAAAAGCTTTTTCAGAAGTGGTTCTTTAGGATGGTATCTCTACTCAGGTAAAAAATATAGAATGGCTTACACTTACTTAAACACCCTATACGGATTTAAAAAACAAAACACACCATGACAGTTGACCAATTAATTATAGAATTACGTTCGGATTTTAAGGCTTACAGTGAATCAGGTCTTTTAGATGATATAACTTTAAGGCGACACATTATCCAAGACTGTAAAAAGTTTGGTGGAAATATAATGGATGTAGAGTCTGTAACTTTGGAAATTAAAAATAACCAAGCTAAATTACCTGAAAATTTTTGGAGTTTATATTATGCTGTAAAAGCTACGCCTAAGAGTTGTGAAATAGATGATGAAACTGGGTGTGTAACAGAGGAAGATTTAATAGGAGACTATTTTTATAGAGTTAGAGTAGAAGCATCAAAAGAGTTTGACAATCAATCAAATGTAATTCAGGCGGGAGAGTATAAAGAAGTAAGAGAGAAAACTTACTTACACAGAACTAAAACAAATGCGACTTTCACTTATGGTAACTTTCAACACTTAGTTTTAAAGAAAGGACATTCAAGACAGATGATTGATAAAAACTGTAAAAATCTTGGAATATCAGACAGTCCCTACGAAATCTACATAAATAGAGAGACACTATATACCAACTTTAATAAAGGTTTTGTAACCCTTTGGTATCAAGGATTAGAAACTGACGAAGAGGGTGATATACTTTTACCCGAAGAAACTCAAATATATGATTACTTGATGTACTCGGCAAAACATAAGATATTAGAAAGTATTTATGGGAATGAGGACGCTGATGTACAACAAAAAATGATGTACTTTGGACAAATGAAACAGCAACACTTTATGCCTGCAATGACAACAGCTAAAATGAGAAGCGTAACAGGGAAAGATTGGTGGAAAGGAATGAAACAACAACAACAAAAAAGAGTGAGAGTCTTTGAAAGCTTCCCAAGAATTTAAGAAATGGAAAACAAAATAAACACTTTTCAAAAAGGATTAAATAGAGACAGTCAATATCTAAGTGAAGGAGAGTATGACACTTTAATTAACGGTAATTTTGACTCTTACGATACCTCTTTCATCTTGACAAATGAAATGTCCAATCTTTTAAGTTCGAGATTCAAACAAGGTTTTGAAGTTATACACGCCACTAATGATACACTATCTAACACCACTTATTTCTTTTTAGTTAATGAAACTACGGGGGAGGGAGAGTTCGGACAGATAAAAAATTTACAAACAGTTAATAACTTGCAGGATTTACCTTCGGAGTGTGACACTTGTGGACTTACAAATGATTTAGCAACCCCTCTTGAAGAGATTGAGCAAGTGCCTTTAAATACTTACCAAACTTTACTTTCAGATACTTGTAAAGTAAATAAAAAAGAAGGATTTAATTTTTCAATTGCACATCCTATAAAATTCAGCGTAATAAAAAATGAAAAGTGTGGGAAAGTAATTTATTTTACCGATGATTACAATCCTTTCAGATATATTAAAATTGATAAGATTTTAGACTATTTTATTCAAAATGTCCCGTGCACAGATGATATAGAACTAAACTGCATAGATTTTGATGACTTAAGAGTTTTCAAGTTACACAACTTTCCCACTATAACCCCAATAGAGATACAATCAGGCGGGAGACTAGAAGAGGGAGTATATGAATTTGCATTAGCTTATACAGACGAAGAAGGTTCGGAAATTACAGAATACACTTCAATAACAAATCCAATAACAATAATTGACCCTAATCAAGTAAACAAAGAGAACCAAACAGACGGTTCTCAAACAAACTATGCAATCAGGTTACAAGTAGAGGGACTGGATACAAACTTCTCTCACTATAAAATAATAGTGGTACAAACCTTGGCTAAAAACTTAGGAGTAAGCTCTTACTTTGAAGAAGGTGTGCACACTACGGACGACAATATTGTAGTTTACAGCGGGGATAGTAATAAAAAAACAAGCTCCATAAACACTCTTACACTTAAAAATGTATTTTTGGAAAGAGTGGGGATGGTAGGAGCTTCTAATAATACACTTTTTGTAGGTGGATTAACATTTGAAAAAGAGGACAACTTACAACCAGTTGTGAACTTTCTTGGAGAATTTATACAGTGGCAAACTCATATAGCTACGGAAGATTTATATAATGATGGTATAAACACTTCAAAATTTGCAGGTATAAACAGGGATGAAGTAGTCCCTTACGGAATTAAATTTCTATATGATGGAGGGCATAAGTCTTCAATTTTTCCATTAATTGCAAGACAAGCTATTGCAAGTGACTTAATAGTATTATCTGACACAAATAAAGATGTTCAATCTATAAACTCTTTTGATGATTGTACAACAACGGCGAGAACTAAAAAATGGCAGTTTTATAATACTGCTACGGTAGATAGTGGTTTTTGTGGAAACGATGAAATAGAAACAACACCCGTAACAGAAACAGTAGAAAAAATATGTTACATAGAAGATATAGATGAAAGTTTAGACCAATCTATTACGATACTACTAGACGAACCTTATACTAACCTTTTAACATACATAGAACAAGTAGTAGAGAATGGGGACTGTACAACTGCATTCGCAGGAACAGATTTATGCGAATTACTAGATGTTACAAACTATACAGAAACTTGTGGAGACAACCTTTTCAAAAACTGTTATGAAGTATGTGAGGGAGAAGATTGCTATGAAGTATGTGAAGATGAGGATTTTTGTACAACACCTGAACTTTTAGAATCCACAATTGAAATTACAAGTATTGAAGGAGTAACGGAAGTATTTACAGAAGTAGGCTTTCCAGAGGATTACTCTAAGCTAAAGAGTCCCGATTACTGTAATTTATATACACGTTCGGCAGACAAAGGAGAGTATATACAAGACAATGAGTTTGAAGTGCTGTATATGTTTTGGGAAGAAGATGGTGGAGATTTATTTTTTGACAAAGCTTTATTTAGAGATTATAATTTTTCTAATATAACCTGTGCATCCGCAGACGAAATACTAGAATACTCAGACAGTAATTCTTACTATCAAGGATATTTTCATAATTATATTGGAGCAGTTGAAATAGAAGATTTACAAACTAATAAAAATGCCTTTGAAGATATAAGTAATCCAAAAGCACTTTTTACAGATAAAATACATAAAGATGTCTTATGGTATAAAGGACTGACTTTAAACAGAGATGTATTTATATTAGAACTGACTAAATTTAAAATAATCAATGGAGCAGACGATATACTTACAGGTAACGCAAATCCGCAACAAAAAGTAAGAATATCTGTATTTAATAAGTGTGGAGATACTGACCCTATATTTTCAGAAATACTTGATTTAAGAACAGCAGGAAAACAATATAGAATTGAAGTATTAGAAGACAGTATAATAGTAGATAACACTACTACTATCGAAACATACACTTTAACTAATCCATTTTCAGGTGGAGTTTTCTATGTAGCTATTGACACACCATTAGTGGCAACAAGTGGTATAACAAGTTATGACGAACCTAAAGATAACACAATAATAGATAAATATAGAAGCGCTCCACCAGAGGCTTGCTATGGAATAGTGTTAAGAAATGTGCAGTACTCTGAGGTAACAGTTACTTGGGAGAGAATAACCACAAGAAAGAAATCAATTTACGAAGCAACTTGTACCTATGACCAACCCATAGTACAGGATTGTACTGCTGTACCTTACAAAAAAGGAAACTTTGCATATTGGGAATCAACTGAGGAGTACCCTGACAATAATGAATTATTTAATTCATCTAACATAGAAATAGCTCCAAATGATATTCCGCTAGAATTTAGAAGTAAATTTGAAAATAAGTTTGTACAGTCTAACACAGGAGGTAAGTACAATTGGAAGACTTCTTTAAAAAGAGAAAACTCTGACCCAGAACCAGTTACAGATTTTACTTGTCGTCCTATCAGACATTTTAAATTCCCAGACAATAGTAAAAGCCCTTTCATTTATAATAATAAGCAAGCACCTTTCAGTGGCTCTTTAATTTTCCCTTTAGGAATAACTATTCCTGAAACACTTATCAATTCATTTCTTGATATAGCCGTAAAAAATAATTTAATATCAGCAGAGAGAAGAAATAAAATAGTAGGCTATGAAATAGTAAGAGGAGATTTGTCAAAAAACAGGTCAATTGTTGCATCAGGACTTTTATATGATTACAGAAAGTATAAAGAGAAGAACAAAGACATCTATTATTCAAATTATCCTTTCAATGATTTAGGGGCGGATAAATTAAACTTAGACTCTTCGGGTACACCTATAAATCATCCCTACCTAGGCAAGGCAAACGATAAATTCTCATTTCACTCACCCGAAACAGATTACTTTAAAGTGCCTTCAACTTCTGAAATGTCTGTACAAGGGTATATGTATGGGACAAGCAGAGGTAATTTTGACGAAGTAGAGAGACACTCTAAGTGGGTTATATTGTCTCCAAAAGCAAAAGATACAGCAAACCTTTTAGCGGCATTAGAAACAGCAACAGAAGTAGCAGTGAATGTAGCTCAAAGTGCTGAGGCTTGGAGAGTAGGCGGAGGTCTATATTTTACAGCAAATCCTGTGGGGATAGGTTTGAATATTGCTTCGGCGGCACTATCTGCAATAAGCTCAGTTTTAGCTAACTTTGGAAGATACAGATATGAATGGTTGAAAGCTTTCAGAGATTTAGGACAGCCTCAAAATTTTGCTTATTACTATTATGCGGAGGGAAAATATAACTATTTAAACACTATTCAAGAAGAGGGTAACAAGTTAAGAGCATTACAGGTAGCTAAATACATAAGGGAGGGTAACGCAACCACTACAAACAGAGTGACAGGAGAGATTGTCTCCATAAACAACATAGACAGAGAAAGGAGTATGTTTATAAGTTTGGGGGAAAATAACAAATTAGAATATCCCGCATCCTATGTAAACTATGACAATAATAAAAGCGACTTTAACAAATCTTCTTTAACATTCTCATCGGAGTCAAATCTTTGTGAAACAGGTAAAAGCTCAGAGATTCAAAAGAATGTTGCAAGTCCTTATGTTGCTTTAAAAAACTACATCCCATCTCAGTACGGTACTATAAATTCTATTAATTGGTTAAGTACAGGCTATCAAGGAGATTTAAAAAATGTGAAGCAAGGATGCCTTTCTATTTTTGGAGGCGACACTTTAATAAATCGACACACTTTAAAAAGAAAGATACCTTTGTTTGTGTCTGATGCCACTTATTTACCTGATTTAATACCTTTCAATTACAAATTTTATAGTAACATAGGGAAGAACCCTAGATTTTACGTAGACTATGAAGTTCTAACCAATTTTTCAAGAGGTTCTGCAACTTTACCAGATATTGATTACGATTTAAGGTTTGATTGTTCGTCAAGAAGTGGTAATTATTACAGACCACCAAGTAAATTTTATTTATATTATTATGGTGTTCCTAGTTTTCTAACTGAGACTAGAATAAACACTGTTGCAAGAACGGCAGGTAAAGAACCAAAAGATGACTTTTATCCTAATTATGGAGATTTAAATAGATTAACGCAAGAAAAAAGAGTATCTATAAGAACACAAGAAAAGTTTAACTACAATTCAGTTTACTCAAAAACAGGATTAAGTTTAGGTAGCAGAACTCTACCCACAAATTATAAAAAATCAGAGTTTAATTGTAGAGCAGATGCAGAGAATGGAGTAATGTATTCACTCCCTGACAACACTGAAAACAATTATACAGACCCTTGGACTATCTTCAGACCTAATAATCGCTATGAATTCCCTACAAGTTGGGGAAGATTAATAAGCATAAAAGGTATTGAAAACGAGGAAGTTTTAGTGCGACTTACAGACTCAACGGCTATTTTTAATTCAGTTGACACAACAGTAGATGATGGAACACCTGCGGAAATTCAAAACTTAGGCTCAGGAGGGGTATTTGCAAGAAGACCAAGAACTTTTCAAGCAACGGAGTTAGGGTATGGTGGTACGCAATCACATCAGTCGATTTCAACTGAATTCGGACATTTCCACGTAGATGCAAAAAGAGGACAAGTAATACAAGTAAATGGCGGAAAAGGAGGAATGCAAGAGATATCTTCTTTCATTGACGGTAAGCCATCAGGAATGAGAAACTGGTTTAAAGAACAATTACCATTTAAGATACTAAACTACTTTCCAAATTTAGACGTAGATAATCCTTACAATGGAGTTGGAATCTCTATGGGCTATGACAGCCGTTTTAAAAGATTGTTCATAACTAAGAAAGACTACTTACCAATAGGTAAGTGTAAATCATGTGAGAATGACAATTTAGTAGTAAATGGCTCTTTAACTTCAAACTTGAATGGTTGGGATAATTCCGAGGAAGGATACACTTGGAACGCAGGTAAAATGTGGAACACTGATTCAGCAGATGTAAGTCCTAAAATAAAACAAAACATACTAACTGTTGGGAAAACCTATAGAATAACTTTCGACCTTTTTATAAATCCAAATTGTCAAGAAACATTTAGCGAAGAAACTCCAATAAAATTTGTAAAAGTTTTTACAGGAACTACGGAATCAGATTATATAATAGAAGAGGGAAGTACAACACAGTCATTAATATTAACTTGTACAGGTAACAGTACTTTTGCATTACAGACAGGTTTTTCATGTGCCGCTGATATAGGTTACTTATACAACAGTGTAGGAATAGATAATGTTTGTGTAGTAGAGTTTGAACCAAGCCCTTTATGTTGTTTAGAAGAGGTTGATGGACAACTATTCTACAATGTAACTGAATGCGAAGACGTAGACACTACCCCAACTTGTCAAACAGGGTATACTTTCAACAGTGAAAGTCAAATGTGTGAAAGAACAACAGTAAGTAGTTTATGTCCAATATCCTACACATATAATGAGTCTAATGGACAATGTGAGCTATCATTAGACAATTGCGAGTCAGACATTGTATTCGTTATGGATAATTCAAGCAGTATTAACTCAACAGAAATAGAACAGCTAAACGATTTTGTAGCTCAAGTTGTAACAGGTATTGAAGATGTAATATTAAACGGTAACACTAAAGTAGGTGTAATAAAATTTGCGGAAGAGGGTGTTATAAAAACAGCATTAAGTTCTAATTTAACTACAATAAATGATGCCGTATATTCTACTAGGTCTGCTGGAAGTACAAATGTCAATGACGGGCTATGTAAAGCGGAGCAAGTATTGAACGGAGTAGGTTCAAGAGACAACGCACTTAAAAAAATAATCTTGGTAGTAGATGGTTCACAAAATGCTTCATCTTCAACACCTTGTGGTACACCAAATACAGTACAAGGAAGTTTAACTTTCGCAAGACAGTTAAAAGATGCAGGAGTAAATATAACTCTTGTAGTGCTAGGTTCGGAAGTAGAAAGGTCATTAGTGAAAATTAGATATGGAGGAGAAGATGGAACAGGATATACAGATTATCCGTTACCGTCAATTGGTACAGGTTTATATGGTTATGCAACTTATGAAGCAGAATTTGAAACAGTTGGTGCGATAGTTGATAGTATAACTAATCAATTAGGTTGTACAAGTACAGTACCTGCAATACCCTGTGATGAACCAAATGTAGAGCAAGGTACTTGCACAACTTTGGAACAAGTAGAGCCGACTTACGTACAAACAACAGTACCTGCCGACTATTCGGATGAAACTTTGTTTAAAGACGTATCTTGGACTATTGCATTTAGTTTAGTAGAAAGAAAATGGATTGGGTGGTATGACTATAAACCTAATTACTACATAGCTCATCAAAATTATTTCCAAACAGGAATTAGAGGAGGAGGGTTGTGGTCACACTTATTGACTAACAAATCTTACCAAGTTTTTTATGGAGAATTAAAACCATTTGAAATTATATATAAATCTCAATATGGTATTCAGAATTCAACTTTGAAAAACATTAAAATTGAAGCAGATGTTTTAAGATATCACAACTTATATGATTATGCTTTTATTGATGATAAGTTTTTCACTAAGGCGACTATATTTACAAATGGAATGAACACAGGAGTTCTAAATTTAGTAAATAATACAGGACAGATGAATTTAGTTTCAAAGTATCCTATAACAGCACCTGATGGGAATTCGCAGTCTATACTCTACTCTAAAACAGATAATAAATACAGCTTAAACTACTTCTACAACAGAAGTCTCAGAAGTGGAACTAATACACCAAATATGTTGTATGACGATATGGCTATAAGAAGACGAGTAAATACAAACTTTGTAAAATTCGGCGGAAAGAAAACTTTAGAATTTATAAGAGGAGGATTCTACTATATACAACTAAAACAAGATGTAGAAAGCAGACTGAGATTTAATTTAAACATAGGGATAATACAAGAAGACAAGATATAAAGATGGCAAAAAATCCAAAACAAGATAAAGCATATAGATTTTTTATAAGTAAGGGATACTCTCCAAGTGCGGCTTCGGGAATTGTAGGTAATCTAGATTATGAGAGTGGTCTAGATACCTCAATTGAGGGAGACAAAGGGTATAAAGGCGGTTCGTCTTATGGTATAGCTCAGTTTAGAGGAGAGCGATTACAACGTCTCAAAAAGATGTATGGGGAGAATTGGACAGACTTTGACAATCAATTGAACTTTGTGGATTGGGAGCTAAATAACACGCATAAAAAGGCGAGAAATATATTAAAAAGTGCAAAAGATTTTCACGTAGCAGGACAAGCTTTCTCTGATTACTATGAAATCCCACAGAAAAAATACGCGGAAAATAAAAACCGAAGAGACAGAGTAGAATTAATTCATAGAAGATTTGCAAATCAAGATAACTATTATGCACAAGAAGAATCAGAACCACAAGCAGTACAGCAAAATCCCGAAATGGACATTCAAGTACCTGATTATGTAAAACAGATAGAAGAGCAGAATAATAGAAATTTAAGATATTTTGCCGAACAAGAAGAAAAGCTTAAATTTGCAGAATCAGAGTTAGATAAAAAGACTGCACAACTCGACGAAAAAATACAAGAGAGAAACTTCATAAACGACTTACTTAAAGCAACCAATGTTCAATATAATGAAGAACAACCTACACAAGAGTTTCAAACAGGAGGTAGAGCACCTATCGTAGTCACAGATAAAAATGACCCAAGATATAGAGCTTATCAAGATAGTTTGAGTTTATACAACAATTACAATGATGTAATTATTAACCTAAAAAATAAAAAATATGAAGAAAAATCTCCAATTAAGACTATTAAAAAAATGTACTCAAATTGGGATTTTGCAAAAAATAAAGCTGAAGAAAAACCAAAAACTACAGGATTAAAAAAAGTTAGTGGTAATTTATATTCTGTAAACGATTTTATACCTGCAACAGTAAATAAAAATTTACCTGAACAATTATTCTCTAATTTTATAGAGCCAGCAGGAACTCAAATTTTTTATAATAGCTCAGTGTACGGTAAAAATGTATTTCATCCTAAAAAAATAGATAATAAGATTATAGATGAATTAGAGAGAGATGATGAAAATTGGTTTACTGCGAAACCTGACTACAGAGTAGTAGCAAATTATTCAAATGTAAAACCTAAACAACAGGTAATAGTTGAGCCAAAACAACAAACTGTACAACCAACATCATTTCAAGCACCAACGCAACCTCCACAAATAAGAGACGCTCAACCAACAAAACAAATAACTCCCGCAGGAATACAAACACAAGCACAACTTCCACAAGGAGAAGAACTACAACAAAGAACTTACGCTAAAATACCAACTTCATATAATGTAAACAGTCAAAGATTTAATATGACAGGAGAAAATCCTTACTATGATTTTAATGCTGAAAATGCAGATTATGAAACAGCTCTCAGAGCAAAAATGGCGGCAGAAACTTATAACTCAGACATTGAAAACAGATATGGTAATGAAGAATCTTTAAAAAACCCAAAAGCGGTGGAGAGATTAAAAAAACTAAGACAAAAAGTACAGATAACTCCGAATTACAATTAAAAAATGAAAAACAATAAGAAAAAATATAAAAGAGGTGGCGGAATAAACACAACAGGATACAAAGAAAATACACCAACAGAAAATAACCTGTACAACATAATTCCTAATACTTCTAATATTACGATGAAAGAAGTCGATGATAACATTATGGGAGCTTCCTATGATGCAAATGGAAATCTTACGTCTATGAAATTTATGAAACCTGAACAAGATTATCAGTATCCACCTAATACGGAAGCTGTTTATGAAGTACCTCAATATCAAGTGGCAGGAGTAGCTGATTGGCAAAACCTTTTTGGAAACTTGCCAAATACACCAAAACCTACTTCTCAAGTAAATGCACAACCACCTGCAAAACAAGTGTGGAATACATCAACAGGAAAGTATGAAAATGTAAATTCTCAGTCATCGGCGGGAAACACGCCAATAAACTCCCCAGTTATTACTCCAAGCAGTAATTCGTTAGGAACAGCAAGACCCCAAGTAGAAAGTGGGATAAAGAAGACAACCCCTATGGAAGTAAAAGACCCTATGCAAACTATGCAAGAAAACGCCCTAGCTACAACTACACAATTTGAAAATACAAACGCAAATGGGGAGGCTGAACAAGGTTTTCAAAACCCACAAAACAGTAAGTATCAGTTTATAAATCCTTACGCAACTGGATTTGATATCCCCAGTGCCGCAGTAATGTTAGGACAAGGTATTGAATCAGGGAATGCTTTTGACATAGGAGTTTCAGGATTAAAATTAGCAACAGGACTTGCAAGAAATGTTGTAGGTGGAATGGGTGCAGAAAATCGCCGTCAAAATGTAATGCAAGATGCAACAGAAAGATACAGAGAAAGTTTAACACCTGGTGAACAATATTATCAAGACGGAGGACAACAAGCTCCACCACCATCACAAGAAGAAATTATGCAAATGGTAGCACAAGCTTTACAGCAAGGAGCGCAACCAGAAGAAGTGTTACAACAACTTTTATCTATGGGGATTCCACAAGAAGTTGCTACTCAACTAATTCAAGGAGCTATGCAAGGTGGTCAAGAACCACAATACATGGAAGAAGGTGGTATTGCAAAAGTTTTAACAGGGGAGTATATACAAGAGCCTCAAGACGTTGAAGATGAGGAAGTTGTTGCAGAAATAGAAGCGGGAGAATTTATTTTAAACTCAGAAACAGGTAAAATAACCAAAGCTTTAGGAAAGACACATGAAAGCGGAGGCATAGTAGTAACAGCAGAGCAATTGCCACCAAACTCCTTAATAATCTCCGACCACTTGAAATTAGGCGACAATGCAAAATACTACAAAGACAACTTTGAATTAGACGTAAAACCAAAAGACACATTTGCAAAAGTATTGGATAGCTTTACTAAAAAGTCAGGTTTACAAAAATTAGTTGATGAGCAAGAAGACTACATTAAGTCTTTAGAGAAAGAAACTAAAAAAGAAAAACAAGATGAAACAGTTCAACTAAATCAAAGATTTTTACAAAGTAAGATTGAGGAAATAGAAAAGAAAAAAGAACCGTTAGAAAAAGTGAGGATGGATTTATTTCAAGATGTGTTTGAAAAACAAGAGGCGGGAAAGAAAGTTGAAAAAGAACAAATGGAATTTCAAAACGGAGGGATGTACAATGGAGACTTAATAATGGAGTATGCCAATAAGTATAATATTTCACCTGACCGAGCAAATCAAATAGTACAAGAATATAGAAACGGTGGAAAAAATATACCCATGTACCAAGACGGTAAAGGCAGATTTGACGCTTGGTACGCAGATGCCCAAGCAAATGGATATACAGGGGTAAAAGACGTAGGTGCTATACAAACTTGGCTAGCTCAAAACAATCCTCAGTTGGTAGAGGACTACTTCGTCAAAAATAGACAAGGTATGACAGCTAAACATATTGACATACTTAAACAAAAAAATCCGCAAGCATTTAAAGATTTAGGCATAGATATTAACAAAGCTTCTGCTCAACTAACACCTGAAGAAAAGTTCAAACTACAAGACGCTCTGTCACCAACTTTAGATAGAAACTTTTGGTTAGAGGGATTTCAAGACCAAAAGAAAGACAGGAGATTTCCTATGCAAGGTGTCACTATATCTGCACCCATGACAGGAACGTATGATAATACTATTAAAGCACCTTTAATGCCGTCAAATCCTTATGAAGCACCGTTAGTAGACCCTTACAACCCACCAACAACTACCCCAACAGAGGAAAGAAGAGACCCACGAACAGGAATTTTACTATTACCTGACCAAACACCACTCTCTCCTCAAAGTTTAGCACCTGCTCTAAAAATAGACAGAAGATTTGATAGAGTAGAAGCTATGCAAGTAACACCTGAAGCAAGTATAGCTGAATTAAGACGACAAGAAAAAGCGGCAATAGATTCTTACAGTTCACTCCCTGATTCTCAAAGAGCCGCCGCAATAGCACAAGTTCAGTCTAACACTCAAGATAAAATTGCTCAAATTTCAGCACAAGTACAAGGACAAAATGTGGCTTCTAAATTACAAGCAGATACAACAAACGCAGGAATTCAAATGCAAGAAGAAAATGCGAGAGGAACAGACTTATTAAGTTATGAACAGAGAATACAAACAGCTTCTGACAAAACCTTTCAAGACTTAAACAGATACTACAATACACTACAAAAAAATAACGTAGGTAATTTTAACACAGTTAACAACGTAAACCTTTTAAATGCAATGTATGATAATTACCAGTTTACAGGAAATGGAGTAGAGCAAGTAGGGGACAATCCTTATTTAAACTACGACAATAATGTAACACCCTCTACCACGACACCAAAAAGAAATCCTAGAAAGAGAAAAAATTAATAAACTTGCACAAAACAAATAAAATAGCTAAATTTGTAGCTTCAATAGAAACAGTCAATGGCAAACGCATATAGCACACCGCAACAGTTTAACGAATATCAAAACCCCTATAATCTTGAATTGATTAATGGGGTTTTGGCGGCTAAACAAGGCAGTTATGATAAAAACTTAGCAGTCTTAGATGAAAATCTTGCTCAATTAAAAACACAAGAAGGTTTATTATTGAGAGATAAAGATAAAGAGTACTTTAACAATAAAGTACAAGGACTTTTAAATGAAGTAGGGAGGTCTGGTCAAATTGACTTGTCAAGTAACAATGTAACTCGTAAAATTAAAAATTACATTAACGATGCTCAAGATGAGTATATTATAGACCAAATTGGAGAGTCTCAAAAATTTAGAAACTTTCAAATGACAGTGGAAGAGACTAAAAAACGAGGCAAAGGGGAGGGTTATAATGACATAAACTATGTAGATGCAATAGAAAGAGGCGGATTACAACAGTACTTAAACGGAGAAACGGATTCGATAGGTAGCTTGCAATATAAAGAATACATTGACGCTCCAAAGGTAATAAATGATGAAGTTGCTAAGTGGGCAAAGGATTATGGTTATAGAAAAGAAATGAGTTCCCAAGAGGGGGAATACTACACTAAAGACATAACCAAAGAAGTTTTAACTAAAGACGAGATAACCAAGTTTATTCAGACAACTTTAAGTCCTCAAATTAAAGAGCAATTGCAGATAAATACTCGTCAAACTTACAAAAATTTACAAGGACAAGATTTAAATAACTTCTTAGCTGAAAATTATAAGAGAGATAATATACAACTAAATTATAAAATAGCACAGCTTAAATCACAGGAGAAATCAGCAGTAGGAGAACAAAAAGAAATAATTTCTAGTAATATACGATTTTACGAAGACGCAATAGAACAAAGTAATAAAAAGATAGATACTAATGACTTTTCAAGAGATGAATTATATTCAATCTATGAAAAAAACTTATTTGATGGCATAGCCGACAGTTACGACAGAGATGCTGTAATTGATATAGATTATGACACTACTAAGTTGGAAGTTATGAAGTTTCAAGCGGATATGGCTTACAAAGCGGAAGATTTGAAGTTGAAAAAGTATGCTTTGGACAATAAAAACAGTACAGGTGTTTCAAATGATTTAGGAACAGCTATACCAACAGTGCCTGAGAATGAGGAAGAGAAACCGTCTGCCGTAAACCAAGTAACAACAGCTTTTAAAGAATCTAATGCACAACTTATGGCGACTTTAGAAGCAGAGGATGAGGAGTACAGAAATATGCCAAAAGCTGAAAAAGAAGCTTACGTTATAGGACTTATGAAGAATAACAACGGCATAAATCCAATGAACAGAAAACCTTTAAAAGCCTCTGTAATTAATGCTGTATCGGCACATAAAGCTAACTATGAAGCATATTCAGGGTATAGAAAAGGAATTGGAGCAACATTTGACAAAGTAAATAGAGAATCTTATGATGACATTTTAGGAGCGGTAAGGTCAGGAAATGGAGTTAAAGTGGATAACTTGGCTTATTCTATGCCGTCTGTTTCTAAATTTCTAAAATCAGGTAGGAGTTTTAATAATCTAACCGAGCAAGAAAAAGAAATAGTAAGATATGAAATGACAGCAAGTGCTGTTGTAGATGGGGAATTAGGAGATAATAAAGAGTATCAAATGTACTTGAACATCCTAAAACAACGTAATAGAAAAAACCCACAAGTTCTTAAAGTTTTTGATAATACTTTAAGTGAGGATAGTAGTGCAGTAGGGGCTTTTTTTAGTACAATAGGTAGAAATTTATATGGAGGATTAGAGGATAAAGTACTCAATCCTATCTCTGAAAGTTTTACTCTTTTAACACAAGGTAAAAAAGCAGCGGATAAAGTAGTAGCACAAAACCTAAAAGAAAGTTTTGAGAGAAATAGAAAAAATACGAAAGATTCTAAGGTATTAGAGCGGTGGAATACTGACTATATTTCACCCTATCAAGATACAAACATAACAGAGATAGAAGGATTTGAAACAGCAAGCGGTAAAGATTTATTTTTCAAATATAAAACTGACATAGAAACGTCTAAAACAATACAACAGCAAAAGTTACAACCCTATTTACAAACAATGCCCGCAAAAATGGCTTTTTCGTTCTCAACAGAAAATAAAGGACAACAAGCTATGGCAGATTTAATAAAACAAACAATCTTAGCAAGAGAGGGTGCAACACCCGCCGATAAAAATAATTACGAATTAAATTTCAACGCTAGTACAAATCAATATACAATATCTTACCTAGTAAAAGACGGTAAAAACTTAGTAAAAACACCAATTACGGTAGACGCATCTCTAATGCCAAAAGTAATTACCGATAAATATAGTACAAGTAAAGGTAACTGGGCAACTGACATAATGAATCCAAAAGCAACTGCACCTACTTACAATTATGAATCCCCAAGAGACTATACAGACACGGAAAGAATCATCAATAACCTTAATGTAGTTACAGATAATGGATTCTCTGACAAAGAGCTTTTAGACTTAACTTACAATCCAATAATGCTACCTCTACCTCAAAGAGTTGAGATTGTACTTCAAAAGTATCCTACTCTGAGTAGTAAAAAAGAAGAGCTCGCCAAAACTTTAAGTAGCCCTATCTCTGTGGAAATTAAAAATTCAAAAGGAGTAGGATTTTATGCAGATGTATTCAAAACTATTAATGGGCAGAAAGTAAAATTGAACACAAGTGCAGAATCTATGGGAACATCTTATAACCCAACAGAATTTGTAAAGAAGCAAATGGCATTAATAGGACACTACACTAACTTAGAAGTTGAAAAACTTATCTCAAAATAATGGACAACGAAGGAATAATTAAAGATTTACGCAACAAATACAACCCTAAAAATAACGTTAACTTATTTGAGGTAAAGTTTGACGCACCAAAGCAAGAACAAGTAAAACCAAGCTTTTATTCATATTCTGCCGACACGCAAGATATGGCATATCAAACTCTAAACGATGATACTCAAATAGCACGATATGAAAGCTATGTACCAGGCTCAGATAACAGCGAAAGACTTGCCTTAAATCAATCAACAGGAGATAAATGGATAAATGGATTAGGTAAATTTCTAGGTAAAACAGGAACAGCAGTTGGTGGAGGCACAGTAGGAACAATTTATGGTATTACAGAAGCTATAAAACAAGGTTCTTTTGACGCTCTATACGACAATGATTTCTCTAGAAAGTTAGATGATTTAAACGTCAAAATGGACTATCAACTCCCTAACTACTATACAAAACAAGAAAGAGATAAAGGGTTTTTAAGCAGTATGACAGATGCTAATTTTTGGGCAAATGATGTACTATCAGGACTTTCATTTACAGTTGGTGCAATTGTTTCAGAAGGTATTTGGGCAGCTGCAACAGGAGGAACTTCACTAGCTTCAACAGGAGCAAGATGGGGAATGAGAACTATAGGTGAAGCAGGAATACGTTCAGGATTAAAATCATTGAAAGGAACAGGAAAAACCTTATTAAAAGTTGGAGCAGTTAATGTTGATAAAGCTATTACGGCAGGAAAAATTGGCGCAGGAGTAAATGCTTTAAGATTTGCCATAACTTCAACAGGTTACGAATCAGGTGTAGAAGCATTACATTTTAAAAAAGAGGCGGAAGAAAACTTCCAAGCAGATTTTGAAAAATTAAATGGAAGAGCTCCAAATGAAGAAGACTATGCACTCTTTAAGGAGAATTTAACAGGAGCTGCTAACGGAGTATTTGCGCTAAATACAGCTCTTTTAATACCTTCCAATTTAGCTATGTTTGGTCAGAATGTAATGAAAAACTTACCTTCGCCATTCAAAGGAGTGACTCAAAAATTAAATAAAAGTTTATACGGAATAGGTACTAGATTAGAAGGAGAAACCCTTAAAGTTTTAGACCCCACTAAATTCCAGAGGATTGCAAGAAAAGCGACAATCTTAGGGAAGCCTGCCATAACAGAGGGTTTATATGAAGAGGGTATGCAATCAGTCGCTTCAAACTTAATGGGTAAATACTTAGAAGCAAGCTTTAACCCAAAATACACCCGAAACAGTATAGACATGTTTGACGCTGTATATGATAGTATGGCTGAAACCTATGGCACTAAAGAGGGCTGGAAAGAGATTGGGATAGGAATGCTTATAGGAGGTGGAACAAGCCTTCTTATGGGGCAAGGAGCTAACGAATTTAAAAAGTTAGATAAAGCTCAAAAAGATTATGCTGAGTATACTAACACCTATCAGCAAATGAGCCTGAGACAGAAAGGCATTATGAGTAATCAAACCCAGACTGCCATAACCAACTCAGAGACAGCCTTAGAGAGAAATGACAGAGTTGGAGCTAACTTAGCATCTAATGAGGCAATCATTGCTCAAATGGATTATAAGTTTTCAGTGGGGGAAGATTTAGCTGACTTGACAGCAGAGTATGCTGATGCTTTAAACAAAATGACGGCTGAGGAGTTTAAAGAAATAGGTGTAGAAGAGAGTCAAATACAAGAGTATAAAGATACAGTTATAAGTGCTCACAAATCACTAACAGAAAGATACGATAAGAATAGAACTTTTGCTGACTTATTTGTAGGAAGCTCTAATGTAATAGGGATGGATACTCAAGCTTTCGCTAAGGGATTGGCGTTTGCTATGACACAAGGGGAGAACTCTAATATTCTTATGGGAGATATCATAGAAAATTTATCTCAAAAACTAGGAGCAGAAAATACAGCTTCAATTCAAGCCGAGAGAAAACTAAGACAAGCAGGAGCAGAAGTAACTCAAGAAGTATATAAAACGGCGGAAGAAATAAAAGCTCTACAAGCCAGAAGTGCTCAATTAGAAAAGACCATTAGGAGAGTACAAGCAAGACCTAAAACTACGGGGGACATTAAAGGTAATCAACAAGCAGGTAATGAATACTTTGACGTAGCTGAACAACTTATAGACGTACAAGCACAATTAAGTGAAAAGCAAGCACAATTAGACTCACTTGTAGCAAGAGTAAATAGTGAAATAGGAAAACAACAAGGAATAGGAGAATTAAATTTACAAGGAAACCTAACAACAGACTTAGTTTCCTCAGATGTATTTTTAAACTTACAAGAGAATATAAAAAAAACAGACGCTTTAATTGAATCTTACAGAAATACTAATCCACAAGCATTTGCGGAATTAGCTGAATTAACTAGACAATACAAGAGTGCAGAACAAAACTTTGAGGGTTATCAAACCCTGGCTAATCAGATGATGAGTGGTAAGTTAAACTTCAAATCTACAAACACTTGGATTGGAAAAGCTTTGAAAAAGGGGCAGACCTTAGATGATTTTACCACTGACTTTTTTGCAGGAATAAGAGACACAACAGAAAGAGCTAATGCAGAATTTGAAGTAGTAGATACACAAGAGGAAGAGATAGCAAGAGACCCTAACAAACCATCACAAGAAAATAAGAATGAAGAGAAAATACAGGTATTAAATCAACAGTTAAGCGAGTTAGAAGCAGAACTAAAAGCATTAGAAAATAAATCTAAAACTAATAATGGTAAAGTTACTAATGTTGTAACTAAACCCGAAGTTAAATCTGATATAGAAACTAAAAAAGCTGATATAGAAAAATTAGAAAAAGATAAGCAAGAAGAATTAAATAAAGATGTGTCAGACAGGTTTTCACAAGTAGAACGGCAACAAGCAAAACTTGAACCTAACCAAGAAGCACCTTTAAAGATAGGTACACCTTATAATGGAGGTATGAAATTAAGTGCCACTTTTGTTGCTATTGATGAAGATGCAGGAAAAGATGGTTATGAAGCTATTGTAAAAGTTATAAAACCTCAAATAAATCAGCTTAATGAAGAAACAGGGAATATAGAGATGACTCAATCTGCACAAGTAGAAGTTGGTGTTTTTAAAGATAAAGAGTCTTATGATAAGTGGGAAAAAAATGAAAGAGACAAAACAAAAGAAAGATATAAAAATAGAGAAAATAGAATCAACGTTAAATACAATACACAAATAGCTCAAAAACAAGCAGAACTAAAAGCATTAGAACAATCTACATCTATTCAAACAGTAAATCCCAGAGTAGTAGAATTAGAAAAAAAGATAACAGATTTAAAAAAGGAAATAACAAATTTAGGAGTAGCTCCTACTCCAAAGCTATCAACAGTAGACCAATTAAAAGCAAGGATTAAAAACGGCTTAGAAAACAGATTTCGTTCAATAGAGTATATAGGTCAAACAGCAGATGAACTTAAAATAAAAAAACCAACTCAAAAAGACGTAGACAGATTTCAAGAACTGTATAAAACAAGAACTGCTGAACAAGAACAAGAATACCAAGAACTAAGAAAAAAATTCGCCGATTGGAGAATGGTGGACAGTGCCTACGAGAATGAAGGAGAAACTTTAGCAGATTTAGTAGAAATTTTAGAACAATTAGAAACTGCACAAGAAGTCGCCCAAACAAAAGTAGAAACAACAGAGGGGGACATTCAAGACATAACAGAAGAAGATAAGGCAACAGGTAATATTGTAGCAGACGAAATAGGACAAAGAAGTGTAGCACCAGCAACGGCACAAAGAACAATTAAAGGAGAGATTAAGTTCAGTCACCTAAAAATTGATACTTTTTTGAATAGATTAGGAATGCCCTATGAAATAGAATTTCCAAAAGGAGAAAAAAATCCCGAAGCTATGGGTGTAAAATATAAACTCTCAAGTGAAAATCCTATAACAATTACTATGGGAGAAGGAGGTACTATTCTTATGAAAGAGAAAGACTACTTTGCTAATATGGAAGCATTAAACCTAAGAATATTAAGAACAGCTCAAGAACAAGTTACTTGGAGTTATTTTGATGTTTATGAGTGGAATGGAGTAGAAACAGTGCCAAAAACTTCTGAATTTGAGGGGGATACTCTAACAGGGGATTCTTACACTTTGCCTATTGACACTCCTATGGAGTTATATTTAGACTTGGAACACCCTTACAATAAAACTCTAATTGAAGAATATAATAAATCAAAAAAAGAGGAAAAGCACAAAAAGAAGATAATGTCTCAATTAGTTATTTATATAAGAAAAGACGGCAAAAACTATTCAACTTTAAAATCTCTAAGAGAAAAATCAACAGACCCTAAAATGCAACTCATTAGAGAAGCATCGTTTCAAGCTATGCTTTTAGGTACTTCAACAGTTGTAGGAGAGACTAAGTTGGACAAGATTTTTATGGGAACTCCTAAATTTAGTTTAACACAAGAGGGGAGATTAAACACCTTTTATTTTAATGATAAATCTATAAAAGAAGTTGTAACTACGGGATATATTTTGAACGGGGAATTGACTTTGGCAGATAAAAGTTTAACAGAAGTTAAGAGAAGTTTTGTAAGTAAGTTGTCAACTAAAAACAAAGAAAGTAAAATCCCTGTTGTAGTAGTTAAGAAAGGACAGTACTTAGTTGCATATCCAATATCATTATCAAAAACTTCGGCTTCAAAAGAATCTGAATTAGATGTAATTTTAAACTCTCCAATAGCAGACGTAGAAAAAGTAAAAGCTATTAATAAACTACTTTTAGAAAATCAAGTGTTACCAAGTAAGTATAACTTAGTGAGTTTAGATGACGCTAAAATAGAACAGATTAGAGAAGAGATGAAAAATCATACAACAACTCAGTCTGTGGATTTAATGGCGGAAGTAAGCTATAAAAAAGAACAGTTAAAAGAGGATGCAACAATTCAAATTAACTTGGAAGATTTGAATAACAGCATTTCCTCTCCAAAGATAAGTATTGACTTAGCAGGAGCTATTGTTAAAACTACTAATGACTTTAAGAACAGTAGTTTAACTGACTTAGAGAATGAGCTAAGTAATGAAGCTATAAGAATCAACAGTTTACTGTCTTCAAGAAATGGAGTTGTGGGATATGCAGATAAAAATGGAGACCCTATTGAAGACAAGTTTATAGAGGTTTTTGATGACAATGAAGTTAATAAGTCGCCTGAAAACCAATTAGAGAAGATGAAAAATTTAAACATCCTATCTAAAGCTATGAATAACCTAACTAAAAATGCAAGAGCTTTCTTGGGAACAGATAATGTAAAGGCAATTCAAGCCAAACTAAAACAACTAGAAACAGTTAGAAACCAATTAAATACAAGACCTGTTCAAAATAATGTTGCATGTTAATAATTAATTTTATATATTTGTAAAATGGAAGCAAAACAAAAAGAACAGTTGAAACAGTTTGAAGAACTAGGACTTGACACCTACAGACAAACATACGCTGAATGCGTAGATGAACTAATCTCTAAATACTTAGGCGTTTGTGATGCCCTAGAATACGATGAAGAAGAACGGTGGAGAAAAGAACTACTAAGAATTAAAAACCCAACCAACTAATGAGTTGTCAAATTAAAAACGGTCAATATTTTGCACCAAATGAAAATCCATCAATCCTATATAAAGAACTTTCTCAACAAGTAGGAGAAGAGAAAGCAGGGGAGTTATTTGTGTATGCTTATTCAAATGAGTTTACAAATTCATATTTAGTACCTCTAAAAAGTAGCTACAAGTCAAAAGTATTTCAAGCTTTAGATGCCACAAGAAGCTATAATGGAGAAGCTAAGTACAAAACTTTAGAAGTTAATGGTTTTAGAACACTCCAAATGTTTCAAGACGGTAAAATGCTTGGATATATAAGAATGAAGCCTTTTAAAGACGGTATGCAAATTGAGAGAGTAAATCTTTCGGCGGGAACAAAAAAAGGACAAGTAATAGGTAAAGAACTTTACATTAGAGCTATTAAGGACACTCTAAGAAGAGATGTACCACTATACTCAGATAATGCTCAAACGCAAGATGCTTTAAGAGTGTGGGAAAGTTTAAGTGATAGTGGGGTTGTAACTAAGGAAGGAGTTAATTTTAAAGTTAATAATCTACCTCAATCACATTTTGACAGTAACGGAGAGATAAAAGCTTCCAAATTAATTCAAAGAGTCGGCGAAGAAAATAAAACAGAAGAGTCTCTATCATTTGTAGAACAATTACAAGTTAGAGATATGATGATACAATTTCCCGAAGTAGAAAACTCCACAGAACTTTACAACCAACTAGAAAAAGCTTTTTACACAGAGGGTATGTTCTTTCCAACACAAGATAGTCTAAAAGACATTTACAATGAATATGAAATAGAAGTAATTCTTAGTGACACTTCTTTACAAGGAAGAATAAAAAGTGCCATAGATAAGCTTAGAAACACTTCTGAAATAAATAACAACTCTTACGACATAGAATATTTAGACACCCTAAATGAACTTAATATTTTCGGTAAAAGTAATGTCAATAATCCTCTAAGATTCCAGAGTGATTTGATTCAAGATTTTGCAGGAACAGAAAATTTAGAAGAAACACTTCTAACGGTAGAATCAACAAGTTTTCAAAAGAAAGATAAAGAACCTATAATAGAAGAATTAAACAGATATGTAAGAATCCCTCAAATAGATGAACAAGGTAACACTATCTTAAATGAACCTTTTTATCCTGAATTTTTTAAAGAGTTTACAGATATGTCTGTAATTAGAGCTTTGGACACATTAATTCAAATGCCCTCAGATTTAGCAAACACAGAACAAGCAAAAGAAGTTATGCAAGGAGTTGAAGAAAGTCTTTTGGAGATAGGATTGGACATTAGAGGATTTAACGAATTTGAAAACTATCAAAGTATTTTACCAAGTTTACAAGATTTTCTTATTAATGAGAATGTAGAACCGTTTAAAGCTCAATATTTAGAGTTTAAATCGGCGGAACAAACAATAAAAGAAGTGCCTACCATAATTGAAAACAAAGAAAGAAATTACAAATATTTAGAAACTGAATTAAGTGAACAAGAGCTATTTGACAATTTAAACCTAGTCCAAACAGCAGTTCCTAATGTCTACCACAAAGTAAATAAAATAGATTTTGAAGAACTTAAAACCATTATAGAGGCAGAAGACACTATTTCAGAAATAGATGCATATAAAGAGTATTTTGGATATCCAAGAGAAGTTCAATATCCTCAAAGAGAAGTTTTATCAGAAAGTTTTACAGGAGTAAGTTCAGATTTTATTTCTGATTTTTATGTAGAAATTTTAAAAGCAGAAGAGGGAGATTTTTACAGTAATTTCAAAGTAACAGAAAAAGGGATTGAATTAATTAGTGATGACATTCTAACAATTGGAAAAGTTAAAGCTTATATTAAAGATGGTGTTAAGCTTGGAAGAGAATTAGAGCAATACAGCTTACTTAGTAAATCAATGCCAAATTTAATTGACAAAGCAGAATTTACAGTTGAAGATAAGATATCTCAAAGAATTTCCGCCGTAAACAATAAAAGAACAGTAGAAAAACCTAACAACATACTAACTACCATAAACAATAACATGGTAACAGTAAAAAACACTCAACAACCATATATAAAAATAGGAGAAGATATCTATGAAGCTCAACAAGTAATAGGAGAAGATACTTACTATTTAAAAGTTTATTCAGAAGCTAACTCTACCTTCAATGATTTTAATCCATCAGTTTTTACAGCAGTTCCTTTAAAAGACTTTCTAAATAAGAATATTTCCAACGACACAAAAATTAAAAAATCGTGGAAAAAAGAAACTGTGGGTGATATGTTCGATTGTATTTAAGAAAAATTAATAATGTTGTATAAATAAAATAAAAACACTATATTTGTAACCTCGTTCAACTTTTGGGCGGGGTTTTAATTTTAAAAGATAAAACACATGGCGTGTAAAGTAGAATTTACAAAAGACGGTAAAATAAGAGGAGTTTTAAACTCAGAAAATAAACCCTCAACACTATTTAAACAAATTGTATCAACTCCAACTATAACAGTGGAGCAAGCAATTGATGCATTTAAAAATACGGTTAAAAAGCAAGTAGTAGTAGAACAAAAAGCCATAGAACCAAACCTAACATTTGAAACTCCACAAGGAGAAGAGTTCACCACTTATAAAGAAGCACTAAAAAACACTAAAGAAGGAAACATTAAACTACAAGTCGATGGTAAAACTATTGCAGAGGTAGACTCAACAGTAGATTTAAGAACGGCGGAAGGCACAATCAACAGTTTAATAAAAGAAGGACTACTATCAGGAGAAAGAGTTTTAGAACCTAATGGAGATTTAGTTTACATTACAGAAGGACAAACCGAAATTAAAAAAGCAGTTAATTCTGTATTTATAGAAGACGAAGCTATTAAAACCTTTGGACAAACAAGAGTTAAAAGACTTTCTAATTATAACTTCATTTTTGACGATTTAGTTAATAAAAGAAGAATTGGAGATACCACCTATACAAAGCAAGAGGTAAAGGAAATGTCCATAGAAGAAGTAAGAGAAAAATTCCCCCAAGAAGAAGCAGATGCTCTTACGGTTGAAAAAATATTTATAGAGAATTACAGAGCTTTTGGCGAGACTAAAGTTTTAGAGGAAGTTCAAGAGTACACACCTGAGAATGAGTTGCAACTGTCTCTAATGGATTTGCTTAACAAACTTGGCATCAAAACAACTTCAATAACTTCTTACATGGAAGTGTTCACAGCTAAAAATGGCGTAGCACCATCAGCAAGAGCTTTAGCAGATATTGCCGAAAAAGTAATAGCTTTTGAAAATGGGGAAATAACAGCGGACACTTTAACAGAAGAGGTAGCTCACTTTATAGTGGAAGCTTTTGACATTAATGAAGTAGAGAATCTATTGAGAAATATTCATAAAACACCTCAATATACGCAATATGCAGAGACTTATAGAGAAATCTATGCAGATGAATATAGTGGAGCAGAATTAGAAAACGCTGTAAGAAGAGAAGTTTTAGGTAAGATTTTAGCGGAGTCTTTACAAGCTAATTTTGAAGCAAGCCAAGTTAAAGTAGAAGAAAACTTTCTAAATTATTTGAAGAACTTGGTTAACAAATTTTTCGAAACGGTAAGAGCGTACTTTAAGCCACAATATCAAAAGGATTTAAATAAATTTCAAGACCAAATATTTAAAAACTTATTGGCAGGGGATTTAATGGACAGTTTAAATCCTGAACAACTAGAAGGGAATAAATTTAGACTATACAACACTGACCCAAAAGACAGAACAGCTTTAGACTTACTTGGCAGAAGAGCTGAGCGAGCAGAATTATTATTGTCTTCACAATTGTATCAAATACAACCAAAAGATGCCGTTCAGAAGCAAGTTTTAGTTAAGCTTAGAGAAGATATTGCAAAAGAAGAATTTATAGGAGCTTATGCGGGAATTATTTCAATGACTCAAAGACAAACAAAATACTTACAGAGAGCCGCCGAAAAGAATAAGAACAAGAATTATATGTTTTCAGCAGAGGAAAAGATTGTCTATAATTCTCTAATTGGAGAGATGAGTAAACTACTAGGAGAAGTAAGAACAAGTTTAGTAGATTCAACAATAATTGAACCTTTAAAAAGAGACTTTATGATTTCTGAGTTGGAGAGAGTGACTAAACAAATTGCCGATTTACAAGGTCAAGTAGGAAACATTGAGTCAAATGCAATGCAAAACATTGTAGATAAAATGGCAACAAGACTAGGTTTAGCAGATGCACAAAAAGTAAAACTACTAGCAGATTTACAAGGTAATCAGAAAGAGACCAACTTCTTACACACTTACTTTGGGCAGTTAATACATGCTCAAAATGCTTATTTAAATGTTGCGGGAGAAATAACAGCAAAAACAGTAACAGAAGCTAGATTAGGATATTTGAGTAATGTAAAACCGTTCTTAAACACTTTAGAAAGATTAGGTATAGATACTACTCAGCTAAAAAACTTGGCAAAAGGAAGTTACATAGAAAACATTCACAATAGAACATTACTAGAAGAAGCGGAAAACAAAGAAGCAACTAGAATTTACAACAGTCTAGCTGAACCAACTGACGCCGTTACAGAGGATGAGTATAAAAGAAAGTTTAGTGATGGAACTCTTAAACCTTTGGATGCTATAAGTGCAAATGAATTTAGTAAACAGATGAGAACTTGGAGAGAAGAAAATGTATCTGAAACCATGTTTACTTCTGAAGAGACAAAATTAAGAAGAGAGAAATTACAAAAGTACAACCCTCTAACGCAAAGTTTTGAAAGAACAATGTCTTCAGCTTATGCAGATATAATGAAAAATGCCGAAGTAGTCAATGGAGTTCCTTTAATGACTACCGAGATGAAAGATGACATTGAAGAGCAAAGAAAGAATAGAACAGAAGCTAAATCTATATTTGATTCAGGAGGAAACTTTAGAAAAGGCTTGACTACAATTTCTTTGGAAGAGTTTGATGAGGCAAATACAGACCACGTAAAAGTAGGTAATCTTTACATAGCAAGAAACTCAGATATTGAAAATGACGGTATTTTAGCATTTGAGTTAAACCAAATTGACAATGAAAAATTATTAACGTCTAAGGAAAAAAGTACAGACAGAAGTGTTTTCTCTGACTCTTTCAAAGAGATGTTGAGTAATATGAGTAATGCAGATGCCTATGACTTTGTGGCTTTAAACTCTTACATTGGGTACACTAACGAATACTATGAGTTAACAAAAAGCCCCGAAACTCTAATTGACAAGTTAAGAACGGCAAAAGAGGATAAACCAGAAGAAGCGGATAAAATTGAAGCAATAATTAGAGAAATAGCTCTTTACAACGCTAAAATTAACAACATCCTTTCCGCCAATAAAGTTATGAATAATTCCTCAGAGGTAAACTTTGAGAGAATGTCTAAACAAAAAGGTGGAGAAGTAGATGCTGTAATGCAATACTCTGAACTATTACAAAAAGCATTTCAAGATGCCTATCAATATTTAGAAAAAGGAGAAAAACAAGATTTTGAAAATACAACTTCAATTACAATTCCTAATAAAGCTTTTGGAAATTATATTTTTGACAAAGTTAACGAAGCTAGAATAGACCCTAATTTTCTAATGTTAGAGGAGAACGAAGAAACGTTATTTAAGGTATTGGATGTAGTTAGAAGTCATGCCACAACAAGTGATAAAGATAAAATTGATAGAGCTAAGTTTCTAAGAGCTGATATTGTCAAAGGGAAATATAATAAAATCTCAAAATCAATGGCTAACATCTTTAAGTCAGACTATGCTTCAATGACCGAGGAACAAGCAAGACAGCAAGCCAATAAAGAACTTATAGAATATGCCTACTCTAAATTACTTCCCTACTTTAAAAAGACAGCACCAATTGGAGTAGATTTAATTTTAAGTCTGTTTGAAGCAGGAGAAATTACAGCTCAAGAGTTTATAGATAATTATGAAAAAGGAGAAGGGGATTATAAATATTTAAATATAAGTCCTAACTACAACTTTCAAGAAGTTTCTAATCAGAACAACTTAAATCAGAAATTCAAGCTTAACAAAGAGTTTGACCTCCCACAGTTAAGAGTGTTTAATGAAGATGGTTCAATAAATAAGTTTGTAGATATGGAGTATGTTAATAAATATGGTATTGACTTACAACAGTTACAATCGACAGGAGTTGAAGTGGCAACAAAAAATCTTAAGGACTTTGAAGCTAGAAAAGCACTACTTGATTTACAAAGGAATTCAATAGAAACGGCGGGAATGAAAGGTTCTCACGATATATATTTACTCCCACAACAAGAGATGACAAAAGCTCGAAAAGTACAAGAGTTTTTTAATAACAATAAAGGTAAAGGATTAAAAGGTATAGTTGAAGAATTCGTAAATTTTAGAGAGGACGATTCTGACCTAGGACAAACCATCGACGGTAAACCTATTATAAAAGGATTTGGAGCAAACACAGTCCCTAAATACGGTTTTAGAAGATTAAGAGAATCTCAACCAACAGATGAGCTTTTAATGTCTTATACTTGGATGAATCAGCAGGCTCATTTAACCAGAGCCAGAATGGAGAATATCGGAGATATGTTAGCTTTGAAAGACACTATTTTAAAGGCGGATTTCGCAAATAAAGAAGCATCTAAAACTAACACCTTTAAGATGTTTGAAGAAAATTTGAAGTATAACTACTATGGTATCAAAGAAACAGGTGCAAAGGAATTTCAGTTTATGGGTATCAAAGGAGATTGGGCTAAAGTAGCAAGAACTTTTGCAAATTGGATTAGTATTCGTAACTTAGGATTTAACGCCACCATTCCAATAACTTCCGCTTTGACAGCAAGTGCTCAATTAAGAATTGAAACCTTAATTGGAGAGAGATTAGATAGAGGAGCTAAAGTAAAAGCTGATAGAGAATACAGCAAATTAGCTTCAGAAGCTATGGGAGAGATTATGGGCATAAATTCAAAAGCTAAATTGAATGTAATAGGGGAGCTTTTAGGAATCTATAATAATGCAGAGAGATTGGAGAGTAGTAACTATGGTAAGACTACAAGAGGTTTACTAAGGTCTTCTTTTATTTTACATGAGGCAGGAAACTTCCCAATTATCCCAAGAGTATTCCTAACAGTTTTATTTGACCATAAGTTTGTAGAAGATAGACTTATAGATTTTAGAACTTTTAAGATAGAAAATAAAGGTAGAAACGCAGGAGAACTTAGAAGAGAGTGGGACAGTTTTACCTCATTCTATGAGATAATGGACGTAAAAGATGGGTTAGTCACTTTCAATGAACAGAAAGTAAGTGATTTAACGGGATTGTCAGAAGAAGAAACTAAGGAGTTTTTAAAAGACCGTTTAGTAGGACTTACTCAAAAGGTAGGATTAGCAGTTCAAGATATTGACCAAGCTATTTCACCTGAACAGAAAAGTTATGTGGCAAGACACGCATTACTTTCATTTTTTGGAATCCACCGAAGTTGGTTATTTTTAGCGGCACAAAGAAAATTCAAATCAAAACACAGTTCTTTAGCATCAGGATTTTCAGAGGAGGGTTCTTGGATGACAGTTGCAAGAGTTATTGGGGATATCGCCGCCGACTATAAAAATGGAAAAGCACGAGAGTTTATAAAATATTTAAAAGAAAAATGGCAAAATGCAGATGATACTTCAAGAAGAAACTTAATTAGAGGAGCAACCGAAATAACAATATTAAACCTACTAGTTGGAATGACAGTTTTAGCTTTAAAGGAATTAGGAGACGACGACGAAGATTCTTACTTATTTAAATTGTCGAGTTTATTCCTTATGAGAACAACGAATGAAATATCTTCCGCAACAGTATCTCTTCCTAAGAGTATTTATGACACTTTGGAAAACACAATCGTAGGACTTAACAGTTTACAAGTAGTGACAGACGTTCTAGATGTAGGTTCTTCGGATTTAGTTGAGAGAGGTATTTATGCGGGCAAAACAGAAAGAGAAAGGTATTTTTTAAAACACTTGCCAATTTGGAAAGAGTATAATGCTTTGGGCTCAGGAATAGATGGAACAATTAAAAACTACAACTATTTTAACTTCACAGAAGATGGAGGTAGTCTTAAATGGACTATAAAAAGTTTCCTAGAAGACGAAAAAGAATAAAACTTCATCCCTCACCTTAAAAAAGTGGGGGATTTTTTTGCGTATTAAATAAATAGTTGTATATTTGTCAAACAAATAAAATTTAAAGCAATAGCACATGGAAGGAACAATAATCAAACAAGGTAACAGACAGTTCGTAAGAGTAAAATTTTCAATAGATGAAGACGACATTCATTTCAAAAATTACCCAACCCCAACAACAGAACATCAGTTTGATGAGGGTGACGAAGTAGAATTTGAAGTAGAAGAAGAAAGTTATGTTTATGATGATGGTTCGGAAGAAAAAATTAAGTGGGCAATAAATGTAACTCTAAAGTTTACACCACCTTTCAAAGTAGAGGGAAAATTAGTCTTAGATTCTAAAGGAGTAGAAGTTGCTAAACTGAAAGCAGAGGAGTCTGCCATAGCCTATGCTACATTTCTTAACGATATTTGCGAAATATAACTATTAAAATAGCGGGAAAAAGAATGAAACACAAGAAAGTGTTAAAATTAACAGAAGAAATATCCAACAGTAACCCAATAATGTATGATATATTTCTAAGAGGCTCTTGTTGCAACTTCCACTATATATTAAAAACAGTGTTTCCAAAAGCAAAAGCCTATTTTAATTTAGAGCACATAATAACAAAAATAGAGGGTAAATACTATGACATCACAGGAGAAGTTTCCTCAGAAGGGTATATTCCAATTGAAGAAATGTATGTTGGTAAATATAAAGACGATGAAAGTATAAAAGCAGGAGAAATGTATAATCCCAATTTAAAAACGAGATATGAGAGTACTTAAAATAAATAGTTTAAAATCAGTAAAAGAACAACCTTGGTGTGACCGCGACTACTTACTTTTCCACGCTTGTTTCCAAATATTAGTTGATTGGGTAGAACAAGAAGAGGGAATAGAAAATTGGAGATTTGAAGAATATCAAACACCTATAAACACTTTAAAAAGTTTATATGATTGGTGGAAATCTTTGGATGAAGAATACGATTTAGCAGAAGATTCAGCTCAAGAAAAATTAGAACAATTAGTTAAGTTAAGAAGGTATCTGTGGACTTAATTTCGCGGAAAAATAAATAAAAGATGGACAGAAAATTAGAAAGAACAGTAGACGAAATTAGATGGGGAATTGATGCACTAGTAGCAGAAATAGAAGCATTAGAAAGTCAAGTAAGTGAACTACAAGATTTAGTTGAAAAACAGCAAGAACAAATTGAAAGTTTAGAGGAAGAATATTCTAAATTAGCGGATAAATTGGAGACTTTAACAGAACAGATAAAATGACAGACCTAAAAAGATTACATGATGTACATTACAGCTACCCATACACAGTAAGAAGACAAGGTAAAACATACTATTGCTTTGACAAACTATTAAGGATAGCTCAACTAGGAGAAGTTAAAGAGCAAGTTTATGTAACTAATACACAACAAGCCACAGCTAGAGCACACAAAGATTTTATAAGGTTTTTGTTTGATGCTGATGAAGGTTTTAGCTCCGACATTAGAGATTTAACAGTTTCTATAGGAGATTGTAAAATTAAATTCATATCTTTGGCGGGGAAAGAAAAATTAAAAGGAAGCTATGACGCTATAGTAGAAGATGTATACGAAGACAGATGAAACTTTTAAAGTTTTGTAGATATAGCGAGAGAAAAAAAATAAAAAGGTTTAAATAAATGAAAGAATATATATTATGTGCCGCCGTTTGGTATAAAGAGTTTCCACATATAAAAAATCAAGATATACCGTTAAAATCATTCTTACCGAATAATTTAAGTAGTGGTGTTGTATTCTGTGGGCATCGTCACGGACAATGTATTTACTCAAAATGTGCAGTTACAGGATTAAGAGACGCAGAGAGTGGAGAACACGTTCAAGGATTTCTAACAAACTTAAATCGTTTTGTAAATAGGCAAGAAGCTTGGGACATAGCTAAAGAAGTTAATCAAATAATTCGAGTTAGTGGTGGTGAGGGTACATTATATTCAGAGGACTTGTATTAAAAATTCGCCGCAAAAAACAGTAAAAAATGAGATATATTCACTACAAAAACGGAAAAATATATAAAACAATAAAAAATTGTTTTGACGAGGAACGAGTCTTTATCCAAGAAAACCAAGAGTGGAAAGAGGGAATAATCTACACAGAAGAAGGTGGAGATAAGTTGTTTGTTAGAAGTTTGGAAGAATTTAATTTGAAATTTAGGGAGGTATGAATTTAGATAATGTGTATGTAGCTGATTGTGAGACAGATGGGCTTTATGAAACTGTATCAAAAATGCACGTTTTTTCTATTGGTTGGAAATCCGAGGGGCAATGGCAAATAAAGTCAACTAATAAAAAAGAAGATGTAGAAAAAGTACTATGTAACCCTAAGAACGTAATCGTGATGCACAATGGCAGACGCTACGACAAACCTGTTTTAGAGAAGATTTTTGGCTTTACTGTTACTGCAACTATAATAGACTCTTTAGCATTAGCTTGGTGGTTATACCCAAACCGTTCAAAAGAGGGTAAAAAATTCGGACTTGCTTATTTTGGTGAAGACTATGGAGTCCCAAAACCTATTCTAGAAGATTGGGAAAATCAGCCCTACGAAGTTTATGTTAACAGATGTGAAGTTGATACTCGCATTAATATACTGTTATGGGAAGATTTAAAGGCTAAACTAGACTTAATGTATCAAGACAATGAACAAGATAAAATAAGGCTTATAAACCTTTTAAATTGGGTCATGGACTGTTCTTTTATGCAGGAATTGCAGAAGATAAAAGTTGACGTTAAAAAAACAAAGGAAAACCTTTCTTATTTTGAATCCCTAAAAGAGGAGAAAATCCAACAGTTAAAGCAGGCAATGCCTAAAATACCTGTAAAGGTTAAGAGAACAAAGCCAAAAAATATGTTCAAAAAAGATTTGTCTTTATCTGTTGCAGGTGAGAAATGGATGACCTTGATTAGAGGGTGTAATTTAGAAGAAGATTATGGAGGCGAAATAGAAGAAATTATTTCATGGGAAGAGCCAAATCCTAACTCTGTAAAGCAAAAAAAAGATTGGTTATATAGTCTTGGATGGAATCCTCAAACATTCAAACACAACAGAGATAAAGCTACAAATGAAGTAAACATAGTGGAACAAATAATGACTGAAGAAAAAATGCTTTGTCCAAGTGTTTTAAAATTAGTTGAAAAAGAACCTGCTATTGAAGCTTTTGATGGTCTCACTGTTTTAACACATAGAATTGGACTGCTAAAGGGTTTTCTATCCAATATGGACGAAAATGAGATGATTGCTCAAGGACTGATGGGCTTAGCCGTTTCAATGAGATGGATGCATTCCAAAATTGTAAACCTTCCGCGTTATACAGGTAAAGGAGATATTAGAGACGGTAAATGGATTAGAGAGTGCCTTGTAGCGGGAGAAGGAAAGAAGATTGTACAAAGTGACCTTTCTGGAATTGAAAGTCGAACTTCAGACCATTATACGTTTTTTATCAATCCAGATAGAATTAAAAAGACACAGATGCCTTATTTTGACCCACATTGCGAAATATCTGTTCAGAGTAATCTAATGACACCTGATGAGGAAGTTTTTTACATTTTTAAATCAGCAGTAAAAGACAATCCAGAGTTAAATATAGATACATTTAGTGAACTGTATAAACCGACAGAAGAAGTTAAAAGAATGTTGTCATTACCTATTGAGGAACAATATAGTTTAATGAAAAAACTAAAAAACGTTAGGACAAAAGGAAAAACTACGAATTATAGCTCACTTTACCTTGTTGGAGCTGAGACACTTAGCAGAGCTTTAGAGATTACTAAAAAAGAAAGTCAAAAACTTATAGACTCTTATTGGCAAATTCATTACGCAGTCAAAAAAGCAACTGAGTCTTTTGAAACTAAAACAGTTGGTGATGAAACATGGGTTTATAATCCTATATCAAGATTTTTTTATTATTGTAGAAACACTAAAGACTTATTCAGCATCGTAAACCAGTCTAGTGCAGTTTACTGTTTCAATATGTGGGTTTGGAATTGTACACAAATGGGTATCTACCCTGTAACACAAAGCCATGACGATTCCGCTTATGTAGTTGATGAGCAATATGTTGAAAAAACTAAGTCAATAATTACAGAGGCTATGAGGAGAGTAAATAAACAACTACAGTTAAATGTAGAATTAGCTTGTGAGACTCAGGTAGGAAGTAATATAGCGGAAACGCATTAGATGTTAAAGTTTTAACAAAGATTTGCACAGTTAAAAATTATTTTGTAGATTTGCTTTGTAATTATTTTGTGCGAGATTTGATTACATTTAAAACACTAAAAAATATAATGCTGAAAGTTTGTTTGATGATACTCGCACTATCGGATAACAAACTTTTCGGCGTTTATAAGATAAAATATGTATAAAATTTGGACTGAATACGAAATTAACTTTTTAATTGAACACTACCCTTATAATGGTGTGAATTATTGTGCTAAAGAGCTAAATAGAAGTTATAGTTCTATAAGTAGAAAAGCACAGAAACTTCAAATAAATGTAAATGGACAAGTATGTAATATGTTAAAAAAAGAAGGAATTTCAAAATCTAATAAACCTAGAAGAAAAGATAGAGTAGGTAAAAAATTTATAACTTATCAAGGTTATGAAATTGAGATTATTGAATATTTCGGAGCACGAAATTGTACCATTAGATTTAATGATAAAAATAACACTGTTAAATATAACGTAGCGGTAAAAGAAATACAAACAGGAAGTATTAAAAACTGCAATCATCCAGAAGTATTGGGTGTAGGGTATATTGGGATAGGTGACCATACTGCAAGGGTTGATGGTAAAATGACAAAATGTTATAACACATGGTTCAACATGCTAAGTAGATGTTATCAAAGTACAAATAATAGAAACTATAGTTATTGTGATGTAGAGGTTTGCGAAGAATGGCATAATTTTCAAAATTTTGCCGAATGGTTTTATGACAATTTTAAGAATAACGGTTGGTTTTTAGACAAAGATATTCTATGTCCAACTTGTAAAATTTACAGCCCTGAGACTTGCTGTTTTGTACCTAATGAGGTGAATGTACTATTTAGTAAAAATAATATAAGTACGTATAATTTACCAAGGGGAGTCTATCCTAAAGATGGTAAATATGAGTCTGCTATTAGTAAATTTGGTAAACAGTATTACTTGGGATTTTTTAATACTATCGAAGAAGCACAACATACTTACAATACAGCTAAAAAAGAGTATATACAAGAAGTCAGTGATAAGTGGAGAGGTATATTAGCCGATAACATCTGTAATGCCATAAGAGATTTTGATATTAGTTTACTATAACTTTCAAACTTTAACATAACTCTCCTTGCACATCAATAAAATATGTTTTATATTTGCAACATAATCTGCTGTTTTATTCTTTTTCGCGGCAAAAAACAAATAAAAATATGACAAACAACTTACTAAAATACAATTCAATTGAAGAGTTATTAGATGCGATGACTACCGAAAAATCAACAGGAAAGAAACTAATTTTCTCTGATATAGGAAGTGATGAAGAGGGGTATAGAGATTTTAGGAGTAGATTTGAATCTTTTAAGGAAGTAATTGAAAGAGATTTACCTGAATTAACTAAAGATGAGATTATAAAATTTAACAGACATTATCACAGTTTTAGAGAGATTTATAAGTGGAGCGGATTTGACGTTTTATTGAGAGTCTTGGAGTGGGAACAATTAAAAAATAAGAAATAATGTTAGGAAAAGCAATTGCATTAGCATCAAAAGCGTTTGAGAACACAAAAGATAAAGGTGGACAACCTTATATACTTCATTGTTTAAGAGTTATGCATAATTTGCATACAGATGATGAGGAACTTAAAATCATAGCAATTTTGCACGATTTACTAGAGGATTGTAAACAGTTCACTCTCAGAGAACTACAAGATTTAGGATATTCAAGACGTATTCTAAAAGCTTTAGATTTACTCAACCACGACAGAAATGTTCCTTATGATGACTATATCAAAGCTATCTCTTTTAATGCTGATGCTACAAAAGTTAAATTAGCAGATTTAAAAGATAATTCTGATATTACTCGTCTTAAAGGACTGACTAAAAAAGATTTTGATAGGATGGAAAAATACCATAGAAGTTTTATTTATTTAAGTAGAATTTAACAGTAAATAATCAATACCTTTACAAAAAATGGAAGCTTACAAAGTAAAACAAGGAACTAAAGTAGTAGTCACAGACAACTCTGTTAAAACACCACCCTCATCAATACCTGTAAATAAAGGTGACATTATTACGATTAACAGACTTGATGGAATGTATTGTAATGGAGTAAATGAACATGGGGATAGGGTTTATGTTGCATCATGGACAGAAGTTGAAATTTATTAATATCTAAAAAACAACAATGAAAAAATTATTATTCTTACTGTTTTCAATAACAGTAGTAGCACAAAACCAAAGTAAATTAAATGCAAATTTTCTAGTAGACAGAACGGCTCATTTAGTTCTAGAAATTGAAGGAGTGGAGAAAAACTTATATGTAAAGGGTGCAGTGGAGTATGCTCCAAACATCAAAGGAGGCTTCTTTGTATTAGGTAGCGCATTAGGACTTAGCACTGATTTAAGACAGTATAGAATTTATACAGCACCTAAAATCCAATTCATTTTAAGAGGTGGTAATGTATATCCCTCTGCTGGATTTGAGTTAGGAATTGATAAAACTTTTAATTCAGGTTTAATTATTGGAATCAGAGGAAGTTACGACTACCGTTCTGACTTTGAATATTGGGATAAATATGCGGCAGAATGGAGACCAAGTGGATTTGTTAAAGTAGGATGGAGAATTAAATAAATATAAAATGGATTCACTAAGATTTTGGATGTCGGAAGACTACATAAACGAGAAAAAAGAAACGGATTTAAGTCAAAATATTAAGGACTTGTTAATACTATACAGTGTTTTGTCTTTGGAAGATAAGTTAGTAGCAAAGAGAGAAATTAGAAATGCAGAAATATTTTAAAAATTTATTCAATTTTCTTTTGTTTTTGCCGAAAATTAATTGTACATTTGTAGAAGAATTAAAAACTATAAAAATGATAAAAAGTTCAATAGAATTAATAGCAGAAAACATAGGGTTTGACATAGCTCATTCAGATGACCACACACAAGCAAATCTTTTAAATGGTTTAGGTAGAGGTTTTAAGTTATACAGACAACAAGACTTTCAAATGCAGTTGAGTTATATTTCAGGTAAGCTCAGTGTAGATGCGGAGAAGGTTATTTTAGAATTAGCGGAATTTATAAAACTAAAAAATACATAATGAAAGTAAAAATTAAAAAGATTAACGAAAATGCTACAATTCCAAAACAAGCAACTGAATTAGCAGGAGGGTGGGATGTAACAGTAACAGAAATTGAACAGGTTGAAAGTGATTTGGTTATTTGCAAATTAGGATTCGCATTACAGTTACCTACAAATTACCGTCTTATTTTAGTTCCAAGAAGTAGTTTAACAAAAACTAAATGGATTTTACAGAATAGCCCTGGTCTTGGAGATGCAGATTTTCTGCAAGAATACTCTTTTAGATTTAGGGCTTTACCTGAAGATGTCGATACTGTAGATGGGTTTGGAGGTATTGTATTAACCTACCCTAAATTTCCTTATCAAGTTGGAGATAGGATTGGGCAAGTTTATTTAGAAGAAGTTATTCATATTGAGTTTGAAGAAGTAGAAGAGTTTGATTTTGAAAATAATAGAGGAGGGTACGGAAGTACAGATAAATAATGAATATATACTATCATCCAATTTTAGGGCTTCAATACGCTATGATAGGCTCAACATTCTTAATTGATGTTGCTGTATTACCACAAGATTTTGACCTAGAGAGATTTAGAGAACAATGGTTAGAATGGCGAGATACAGAGGGAGTATCTTTTTATGACTCGGTAGAAAGTTGGATAGAAATAACTAATATAGATTTAAACTAATAATGAATAATTACACAATATTGATTTACTACATCTACGCTTTAGTAGTTATATGTTTGACAGGTTATGTCGTATTTATACTAGACTATTCAGGATGGTGGTTTATAATGACACTAATACTTTTAAATATTTCGCCGACAAATGAAAAAAATTAAATTTTACCTGACAATACTACCCTATATAGCACTAATAATCTTAGAAATAATACTAATAATTCACTTATGGCAAAAGCTATTTTAGAATTTAATTTAGACGACTTGGAAGATAAAAGGTCTCATTTAAGATGTCACGTTATTTGACAGTTTATTTACAATTCGCGCAAAAAAACTTGAAAACGAGGAAAAATACACAGCAGATAATGTGTTCGACCATTTTCACTCACTACTAGAAGAATACGATACAAACATAGACGAATTAATTAATTAAATTATGAAAAAATTAACATTATTACTATTTCCTACAATCTTATTTGCACAGACAAGAGTAGAAGTATATGAAACTGTAAACGGTGTGCGCAACGTACTTCCATCAAAAATCATTGAAACTCAAGGTAACACTACAACTGTCTATGAAACCAACTCAGGAGTTAAGAATTTATTTCCATCCCAAGTAATTGAGACTACAAAAACAGAAGTTAAGAGTTTTGAAGTTAAAGATGGACTTAAAACTTTATTTCCTACGCAAGTTATACCTGTTGTTGAACCACCTAAAAAAGTAGAAATTGATGTTTTTAAATTTCCAATTATTTCACAGTAAAGGTTTAAAGCCCGAGGATTTATATTATCTTTTGGCAATAAAACAAATTGAAAAAGAAGTGTTAGAAAAGCTCCCTAGTGATGTTTTTATGAGATTAGAGGCACTTTCTCTCTTGACTAGTATAAAGGGGAAGAAAGGGGATAATCCTGACTATAATATACGTTTGTCAAAGAAAGGGTTAGAATTTTTTAACACTTTGGATATTCCTGAAGTTGCTGAGGGAGATTTAAAAATGGCAGAATATTTATTTTCAATGTACCTTAACCACGAAGATGAAGAAAGGGTTCTAGGCAATAAAAAAGCTATCACAAAATACATAGCTATTCTTAGAAATCATTTAGACTTATCTTTACATGAATTTTTCTACCTTTGTGAATACTTCTTAGCAGAATATCCGTTCACGAAAAAGCTAGAGAATATTTTTCTAGACAAGAATAAGAACCGTTATGGAGAATTTAAAAATAATATTGATAGTTCAGTCTTATTCCAATTTTGGGAACAGAAGGAACAAGAGATAAGACAATATTTTAAAATAAAAATAAAAGATTAAATGGCATTAAAAACGGGTAAACAACTTACAGATGAAACAGTTATCACAATAGGAAAATTCCAATCAGGAGAGCTGAGACCCATTTCTACAGGAATAGTGCATTTAGATGACAGTTTATTATCAGGGTTAACCCCAGGAATTGTCCTTGGAATAATTGGCAGGAGTCAACATGGAAAAAGCTATGATATGGAGCGTATTCAACGCCATATTTTAAAAACACAAACAGATGTAATTTATATAAACTGTAATTGGGAACTCTCTCACTTTAAACTTCTCCTAAGAGATATTTCACAACGTACAGGGGACAACATTGGTAAAATACTTTTTGAAAAACCTACGGAGGAACAATTGGCTAAACTAAAAGAAATTTGTGATGATAATAGAACCGAGAATGTACTATACCAAAATGAACCAGTAGATGCTGAAACTTTTAGGCAAGATATTGAAAAAGTAATATTAGAAAACCCTACAAAAAAAATAGTAGTAGCAATTGATAATTTAGAAAACATTTTAAATACAAAAGGTTCTCAAAAAGAGTCTATGGATGCCTTGCTTTATCAAGTAAACAGACTAAAAAATATACACCCTTATATCTGCTTTATAGTGTTGAACCAAATGAACCAAAACTATATTTTGAGAATGGATAATCCTAAAAACCAAAGACCTATTGAGAGTGATATCTACGGTTCTGACCAACTTTTCAAACTTTGTGATGTATTATATGTAAAACTAATTCCTTGGAAGTTAGGTATAAGAGAAAAATTTATGGTTTTTGGAAAAGATATGTATCATTGGTTAGATGAACATAAGATATTTGGGAGCGGTAATACAGCAAGTTTTGACCCTTTTGGTAGAGCATTTTATTTTTATTTGAAATTAAGGTCTGTTAAGGATGAAAAAAATATACAAGATTTATTTATAGAACAAATGTTTACAAAAGAAGAAACTAATATTCCTAGCAGTAAAAATATTATCCAAACACCTGTATTTGAAAAACCCTCTCCTGTAATTCCTAATTTCAATATGAATACAGCATTTGATATTCCCGAAGAAGACAGTCCATTTTAAAGTCGAAAAAAGCATCGTATTAGACTTAAGCCAAAGATGACTCAGGATGCTCGAAAGACCCGAAAAGGATTAAACCTTAGTGAAGCTGTAAGTCATCTTTAAAAAGCCAGTTGATTAATTTCTTCTGGTTTTTTTGTTTTTTGAAAATAAATAATAAATCTTTTGCAGGTTTAAAATATAGTTTGTATATTTGTGGAATAAAATAATTAAATTTTTAAAAATGAGAATGAATAGTATGTTTTTAGCAGATGGTTACAAAGTTGGTCATTTTAACATGTATCAAGATGGGACTGAAGTAGTATACAGTAATTTTACTCCAAGAAGTAATAAGTATGCTCCAAAAGGCAATAATGGGAAAGTTTTAAACTTTGGACATCAGTATGCAATTAGGTTTATTGTTGAACATTTTAATGAAAATTTCTTCAATCTAAATAAAGAAGAAGTAATTCAAGATATTAAAACAAATTTTTCTGCATACCTTGGTGTAGACTACGATACAAACCACATTTCAGAATTACATGATTTAGGGTATTTACCTATAGAAATTAGAACCTTGGATGAGGGTACAGAGTCTGCAATTAAAATTCCTATTTTATTTTTATATAATACAGACATTAGGTTTGCTTGGGTTACTAACTACATAGAAACTATTTTAAGTAATCTTTTATGGCAACCCCTTACAACGGCTACAAATGTTTTACTTATGAAACGAATTGTAAAAGAAGCAGTATTAAGAACCGACAAAGATAATGTAGGAGCTGTTGATTTTATGTTACATGATTTTTCTATGCGTGGTTTAACAGGATTAGATGCTACAATTGGTTCAGGATTAGCTTTTGCCTCTGTATCAAAAGGTTCTGATAGTCTACCTACAATTAAAGCTTCTCAGCATTATTATGATGAAACAGAAACTCCTGTCTTTTCAGTTCGGGCTAGTGAGCATTCACAAATGACTGCGGGGGGAGTAGAAGGAGAGTTTGAAATTTATAAAAACTTACTGACTAAATTTCCTAATGGAATTATGTCTTTAGTATCAGACAGTTTTGATTTATGGAGAGTTTTGACAGACTATTTACCTAAACTGAAAGATATTATCATGGCTCGTGATGGTAAATTGGTTATTCGCCCTGACTCAGGAAATCCTGTGGATATTATTTGTGGGATAAACAACTGTAAAGTTGAAAATGAACAAGTATTTAAATTTGAAAAAGAATATGTAAGAGATAATGGAGGAAATGAAAGAGAACCAAATTGGTATTGGGAAAAGAAATCAAATGTGAAATACTCCCATTCTGAAATTAAAGGTGTCATTGAATTACTTTGGGACGTTTTTGGAGGTACTATAAATGAGCAAGGCTTTAAAGTATTAGACTCCCATATTGGAATGATTTACGGTGAGGCTATCAACCAAGATAATATTAAACAAATCTTTGAAAGATTAGAAGCTAAAGGTTTTGCGGCAAGTAATTGTTTCTTTGGACAAGGTAGTTATTCAATGCAAATGGTAACTAGAGATACTTGGGGGATGGCTTTAAAGTGTATTGCTCAACAAAGAAATGGTAAGATAGTTGAAATCTTTAAAGACCCTATTACAGATGACGGAATTAAAAAATCTGCAAAAGGGTTAACAGTTGTTTATAAAGATGAAAATGGAGATTATTATTTGAAAGACCAAGCCACATTAGCAGAAGTTAATTCAGAAGAAAATCAACTTAAAGTTAGATTTAAAGATGGTAAGTATTATAACCAAACAACGTTAACCAAAATCAGAGAGAGAATTACTGAATAAAATGAAAGAGCTATGAACAAAAGTAAGAAATTCTACAGAGTATCAAATACAGATACTAATCAAGGATTATGGTATCACTTCGACGGAGAATTTTCAGGGTTTATTCACGACAAATTTAATTTCTGCAATAATAGCGATTTAAAAATGGATTTTGATGAAGACCTTGTAGGATGGATTTCGGTAGTTGATAATATTGATGATTTATATCAGTGGTTTTCAAAAGACGATATCTTAAAACTTCAAGAACACGGTTGGTACATTCACGAGTATGAATCCCAAGATTTCAGATTTTATGACAAATTTGGTCACTACATAATCAAACAGGGTACTTTTAGACTAACAAATAAAATAATACTAGATGGAAATCACTAAATATCCCGACGGAAGTTCTTATGTAACTGTTCATCCCATATCAGAATTTACTTTTAGACTAAATAATTATGAAGATGTGTGGCACTTAAATCAAACAGTGGATGCTTTAAATAATTTAGGAATTACCCCAACAGTTACAATTCCTAATCTTTTAGATGCACAAGCTGATAGAAGATTTGCTAAAAATCAAAGTAGTGGTTTAAAACTAATTTGTAAGTTTTTAAATTCTATGAAAGCTGATTTTAAAGTTTTTCACCCTCACAACGGAGAACTTGTAGAAGGTTTAATGGACAGTGTAAAAATAATTGATAACTTTGGTTTTATAGGCAGAATTCTTTCTGAGCATTTCAATAATGGAAAAGGTATACACGGAGAATTTCAAAACAATTTGGTTTTATTCTCAAGTGATGCAGGTGGATTTAAACCTTTAATGAAGTTAGCCGATAAATTACAATGGAAAGGAGAAGTATATGGAGCTTCTAAGTCACGAAAGTATGAAGATGGTAAATCAAAATTAGTACAAGTTGTTGACAGAGAAGATTTTAGAGGTAAGGATGTGCTGATTATAGATGATTTAATGATAGGAGGCTCAACATTTGTAGGCTTAGCTAAAATGTTGAAGGAACGTAATTGCGGTAGATTATATTTAGCTTTGTCTCATATTACAATAGAGTCTCCAAATGCTGAAATATGGAAACTTTTCGACAGAGTTTTTACCACTAATTCTAAAGGTTTAGATTATATTGTAACGGTAGGTAGTTATGATAAATATGGTAAAAAACCTAAAAATCTAATAGTAGTTGATTTATTTTAATTTGAAGCGGGGATTAATTTTCTCCGCTTTTTCTTGTTTAATATAAAAATAACTTGTATATTTGTGGAATAAAATTAGAAATTATGATAACACAAACAGAATATGGCTTAAAAGTAGAAGCGTTAGATTACGCCGTAAAAAGAAAAATAGTAAATGAAAAAACTATTGAAGCATATATAAACGCTTATAAATCTTGTGAAAGTAAATTCACCGTTGAAGTTATGTTAAATTACATTAGAAATGTATGGAATCACTCCCAAGAAACTATTGAAAGAGAGGTCTCGACACATTACGCTTATTCAGGTTATGAATCTAGCAAAAGAGAACAGATTATGATGGAAAAACAACTTGAAATATCAAAAAAAATAGGAGAGGCTTTAGAAATATTTAAAACGATTTAAGATTATGAAAGAACAACTAGAAAAATACAGCAGAGAAACAACAGTAGGAGAGATATTAGACAGTTTGAATGAAGACTTGTCTCAATATGAAGGACAGTTTTATAAACAGTTTAAAGAAGATATTGTCTTTGGAGATTCTTTAGATGTTTTTTACATAGAAAGTTTTAAAGAAAACAGTGGAGAGTTTTATGGTAAAAGAGTTCACTTTTCTAATTGTGGGACTTGGGTTGATAGTGCGTATTCTGTTGTTTTTAATTCTTCTTCCGCGGAAAAAATAGAACACAGTGAATATATAAAATTTGTAGAAAAATCAAATAGAATTAGTGAACAAATTAAATACATTATTAGAAATGAGAAGTAAGACAGCAGAAAGGATAATAGAAGAAACTCCACAAGAAACTGAGGAAAGAGTTCAAAAGTGGGCGGAATAAATTTTAAAAACAGGGGGTGATGATAAAAGATAAAGTTTTATGTGCCATAATTCCAGAAGCAGTTTTTGAAGATATAAATGAAGAAGATTTGTGGATGGATTTAGAAGATTATTCATTAAAGACAAAGAATTTCTATTACAAAATAATACCTCTTATTGACCATCCACATTCTGACATAGAAAACGGGCAAAGAGAAATCCATTATCATGCTGATATGAGGTATAATGGAGAACAACCTAGCTTGGGAAAATATAAAATTCAAGTAGATTCTACTCGACCTATAAAAGGACAATTTGAAACAAGGTATTTTAATTTGATAAGACATTCAGAAAATCATTCAGGAGGAACATCTGTGGAACGCATTAAAAATTCAAAGTTAAAGCATAAATGTATTCACAAAGGAAAATGTCCACACAGGGGTTTCGATTTGAGCAATATAAATCCTATTGATGGAGTTATAACTTGTCCACTACACAGCTTAAAATTTGATGCAAAGACTAAAAAATTGATAGAATAGATGAAAAATAAATGGATTGATGTAGAAGAATTTTTAGTTGTAAAAGAATTAAATACACTAAGAAGTAATGAAGTGCTACAGCAGATATGGCACGAGAATTGGTTAAAAGTACAAGAAATAGGAGTGGAAGAGTATTTAAAACAATTTGAAGATGAAAAATAAAATGGTATTAGAAGAAATAAAACGGTTTGAGAATGCACACAAAGAATTTACTTCTAAAATAAAGGAAGAAGAGGATAAGATACAGGTTGCAAAAAACAAAATAGATAATATTTTAAAAGAGCAAAGAGTTTACACAAATTCATGTAAACACACTTTAGATGATGGTAGTACAGCTTTTAAGGAATCGAGGTATTGGATTTCAGATATATACACTTATACAGATAATTGGACAGGGGAAGAAGCTGAAGGAGACAATGGGCATACACAATATATTAAAACCTGCCAAATTTGTGGAAAAGAAATAGAATATTAAAATTGATAGAATGAAAGAAACTAAAGAACAATTAGCACTGTGGTACTATAAAAGAGATGTGGAAGGAGTTCCTTTGACACAAGATAAAATAATTCAGTCTTTTTTAGAAGGTTTTAATTCGGCGGAAAAGAAACTGCTCGATAAACTAAACCACTACAAAAGTCAACTAAAAGAGTTAACCTCTGCTAAGCTAGACAAGAGAGTAAACCAAGACAAAGTAAGAGAGTTAGAGATAAGGATAGAAACACTACAAGATTTGTTAAAATAAAAAAGCCCCTAAGTGGGGCTATATTTTTGGAGTTTAATCGCTGAAGTGAGATGGTAGCAGTCACAGTATTTACAATAGTACTTACGACCTGGCGTTAAGCCTTTCCAAACTCTATAGTCATTTACTTCAACAATTCTTCTCAGCTCATTTGAAGCCTCTTCTTCCGTATATCTTATTTTAACACATTGTTTCATTATTTAATCTGTTATTTCTACTTGGTAAGCACACATTGCTTGGTAAACTTCATCTAAAATTAGGGATTTCCATTTATTAGCAATTTCTTTTATGTATATTTCTTTTGCTTCTTTGTACGCTTGAAACGCTTCTTCTATAGTTTTATACAATCCTAAATATTTCTGAATACCATTTCCTATTTTTAAATAAGCTTTATATTTATTACCTTCTTTTACTACTCCTATTGGACAACTACCCCTATTAATATTGTTTTTAATAAAAAGTGTATTGATTTCTTGTGGTACAAAGCAACAAGCTTCAGGTGAATAAACTTTGTTACCCTTGATTAAAATGTCCTTATCTAATTGCCAACCATCAATATAGTTATTTTCAAACCATTGTGCAAAGTTTTGAAAGTTGTGCCACTCTTCTACTACGCTACATCCCTTATAAGTGGGTTGTTTTTCTTGTGTTTTTTCACTATAACATCTTAACAAAAGATTATACCATGTTCTATATTGCTTGTTAGTATTACCTTTATCTGAGGAAATATGGTCACCGTAACCAAAATATCCAACACCAAAAATTTCTTTATGGTAAGGGTTTTTAACACTCCCCCTTTTTAGATTAGATAGTCTAACTTTCATAATAAAACTATTCTCAAATTTTATATAAACATTATTTTTATCTACATACTCAACTATAGTTACTTTATAATCTTGCTTAGTTATAAAGACCATATTAGTGTAAAAATTACTATTTAATTCTTGTCTTTCTTTATTTGTCATAATTTTTTCATTAATACTTTTTTACCTTCATAAGTTCCAAACTGAAATCCTTCTTTCTCTAATCTTTTATAAATATCTCTTCTTCTACTATCACTCCAACCTATCATCAAATATTCTTTAAAATTACTGGTGTTTACTCTATTTTTATAGTAAGTCGGAAAATCATACATCGCCTCTTTAATATAAAGTAAAGCACGTAATCCGCCCAACGATTTATTCTGATATTTTAATATATTTATAACCTTTCGGTTTTGTTTGAAAGTCATATAATTTACCTTCTATAAGTCCATCAGCTCTAATCCAAAAAGCAATCACCATATTAAAAGCAAACTCTTTATGATAATAGGTATCTTTTTCTATAGAACTGTTTCTATAACCTAATTTTTTAAGTTGATTATATATCTTTAATTTTGTACTATTACTTACTTCACTAACATCTATTGATGTTTCTCTTAAATCTATTTCTGTTATTTTCATTTTAATTTTTTTACGGGCAAATCTGCCAAAGACGATAAAGCACTAATAAACTCGAAATCTATGAATTCGGGGAAAGAGAAATAAGAATCAATCGCCAAAATCATTGCTTCATTGTCGAGAAGCCTTAATCGAATGTTATAGCCGTCTGATTCTATTTGAAATAATTGTGGATTAGATTTAACTAAAACAAGTTTTCCAAGTAGTGTTTGACTGTTGAATCTTTCACTGAGAACTTTGTAATTTTCTGCGGAATAAATCATATTTTTATTTGATTAAGTTTTGGCAAAAACAAATGTTTACTGCCGAAGTTTAATTTATCTTGCCCCACCAAATCATGTAAGGGTCGTATTTACAATTTTCACTATTATACTCAACACCCTCAAATAAATATTTATATCCTTTTGGAAGTACTTCGGTTATTAATCTAGCTTCTTTTTCATCCCAATCATCGGGTAAGACTAAACCACCTACCTCAAATCGTTTTGCAGGTTTGCACTTTTTATAGTTGTTCATTTGTTAGTGTTTTTAATTCCTCAATCAATTCTAAAACGCCTTCTTCTGACAACACTGTACCTTCGTCTCCCATGTGTGCGCTAAACGGAAATACTATAAGTTGTAAACAGTTATCTTTATTATATTGAACTTCAAAATATCTCTTATCAAATTCAAATCCTGGACAATAATGTGAGGATTCTAAAATTTCCGCAAAAGAATAAAAAGCAGCAAAATTAATTTCATCACTCTCTTCTAATCTTTCTAACTCCAAACATAATAAATACATAGTCTTTGTAACTCCAACTACCTTACTTCTCATAATTTCTTAAATTTAATGTTCAAAAACCTATTCCACAAAACAGATGTATTAACTCTTTCAATTAGTGCATCTATTGTAATAATAATTGCACCTCCCCAATTGAGTATAGGAATAAAAATAAAAACCCCATACTTAAACAAATCCCCAACAGTTTTTACGTCCTTATCTAAATAAATCGAGTATAAAAGCATAAGAATCAAAGGTAATACATACCCTAATAATATAATTTCTATCATAATAATTCTACTTTTAATATTAACTCTAATTTTTTAATCTCACTCAAAGTCCAATCATGTTCACCTTTTAAATTCAGTTCAAAACCAACTGTTTCCTCTAACTCTTCTTTTTCTATTTTATTTTCGCGCAAAAAAGATAAAACAGCAAAAGAAATTTCAAAAGAACTATCTAACCAATACTTATTAATTTTTCTCCAACCTATTCTACCAAGAAATCCTGCATCTCCTTGATAAGCAGTTCTAGTTAACCAGTCACCAACTGTTTCTCCTTTAATACGTTTAAAAAATGTACGTGGTTGACAGTCTAAATAGAAGTTGTGGAAGTTTAATCCACTCTGTAGTTCTAGCATATTTTAATTATTAAATTCGTTACTAAAAGGAACAAAAGTACCTGTTTTAAATCTGTCTAATTCTATATCCCAACAGTCATATAACCATCCTCCTGGAACTTTCATTATAAAGATACCAAATTCAGTTTGCAATCCTTCATGTAGTCCTAAATTGTACAGTGATTTCATAATTTTTATTTTGTTTTATATATCCACAAAGTATCGACGGTCTTACCATCGGTTGTAAGTCTGTATTTGGGAATTATTTTATTTTTTGAACTTATTTCAGTTCCGCTAGGTAATAATGTCATACTAACTACCCCTATTACAATACCTCCAAAAATACAACCCCATAAAAAACCCCTTTCAAATTGATTTTCCATAATTATTTAATTGTATCCCCCGCTTTTAAATTCTTCACATCAAACTTTAAAACTCTTATAATACGAACAGTGTCTGTATTTTTAATGTATATGTTCACAGAACTATTACTAGAAAAAGTCTGAGACCACCCTACATAAATAAAACCCTTATATTTTTGAATAGGTTCAACATTTGTTGTAGTGCAAGAAATCGCGCAAAAAGCTAAAAACAGTAAAATTAATTTTTTCATAATATTTATATTCATTCCACAAAGATAAAGAATAGTTTTTAAATGACAAAACAAAAAAGGAGAAACTTTTCAGCTCTCCTTGATTTTAATTATTTATCTAATCTAAATCCAACAAATACAGGAAACCTCATAACACCCTCTTCACTTACTCCAAAATATCTAACTTCGCAAGTTTTACCAATGTAATCAGCTTTGTTTTTTAATAAGTCTACTCTTTCTTCATGTGTCAATCTTGTACCTGCTTCATTTCTTTTACCTTTAAAATCAAAAACAGGTGTACCCCATTCAGGTCTTTGTATTCCTGGAACAACGTCTATGAGAGGAAGAGCCACATCGTCAAAGTCTTTTTTCTTTAATAAATTAGAACTTCTACCATTTAATTTATAACCTTCATTACCATGTCTTACAATAGAGCCCTCATAACCTTCTTGTACAAAATTAATGTGAATTCTCTCTAAATCTTCTCTGTTTACTTCAAAGGTTTCAACTGTTTTTAGTGGTAAATTTAGATTTAAACTTTTAATGTGGTTACTTCTATTTTTAAATTTTTCGGCGGAAACAAAATCATAAATATGATACCAAACATCAAAAGACTCTTCTCTCCACTTCTTAATAAGTCTCATATTTTCTTGAAAACTTTTACCATGGATATATAATTCTCCATCATAAACTCCATCAGGCAGTTCACTTAAAGCATCTACTATGTGAGGAAGAGTTGTAATAGTTTTACCGTCTCTTGAAAGCATTTCTACTTCTCCATTCTTAACAGTTGATAAACAACGCATGCCGTCCAACTTAGCTTGAATAAAAACATCTCCATCCCAATCTATTTTCTTCTTTTCCTTTTCAAAATCTTTAGCTAACATTGGAAATAACTTCTCTCCATTTAAAGCTTCTTCTTGTGTTGGGTAGTAATCTTCTTTAAGCTTTATAGCAATCATAGCTTCCGCCTCTACTAAGCACTGTTCATAGTCTGTAGTTTCATTTACTTTTCCAATATTTTTACCTTTACATTCCTTTGAATGAATTATAGGACTATCTGTATCTAGTAATCCTGACTCTTGGAAAAGTGTGTTACCCTCAGTTCTAATAGTTAAAAATCTTAACTTTCCTTTTGAGTCTTTTTTGTAAATTGTTTGTGTCATAATTGTGTTATTTTTGACAAAGATATGATTAATTTTTATGTTGTGCAATTAAATTTCGCGGAAAAAGGATAAAAAACAGACATTTTATAGTAAAAATATCAGTTCAAACCTGACTAGAGTGATATGAATGGTAATTATACCGAATCCCATCCAACTCCATAACATATTTTATCAAAACCAGCTCTGCCAACTTTATCGGAGAATAATTTATATAGATTATCATTATTTTTACCTTTTTTATAATTAGCTCGTATATATCTTACATCTTCATTGGTAAGGTTGGTGTTGGAATGTTGTTCTCCTTTTACTTTTTTAACGTTATCAAAACAGCCATTTATGTAAGCATGTAATCCATTTTCAGACTTAGTGCACCATTCTATATTAGAAATTCTGTTATCCCATTTCTTAAGGTTTAGATGATTTACAATTGGTAGGTTTTCAGGATTATTCACAAAGTGCTCAGCTACAACTCTATGCCCTAAAAAATTAAATCTTACACTATCTACATACAATATTAATTGCACATAACCATTTGAATAATAGTTGTTTTTTAAAATCTTACTTTTGGTGAATTGCTTTATACCATTACTTCTAGTTAATAATCTATCTTTATTTCTAAATCTACCTAAACTACTCACTTCATAATAATCTTCAAAACCTTTAATAGGTAGCCAAATTTCACTTTCTAATTCTTCTTTAGTAAACTCAATTACCATTTTTCTTAACTCTTGCGTTGTTTGTTTCATACTTAATTTAAAATAAAAATCCCGCAAACAAAAACTAGGTAGGATAGTCTTCGTAAGCGGGGGTAATAAAAATTCTTTAAAGGTAATTAAGCATCCTACCGAGTAATTACTGAGTGTAAATATACACCTTTAACTCTACACTTCCAAATGAGTGTTAAAATTTTAACTTTTTAGTAGAAAGTGGTGTATTTACCTTGGGTAATATGAATGTGTTGAGCTTTTCCATTAGGGTATATAACCACGTTAGAGGCATTCCAGCTTGACATTCCAAGATTATACCCCATCCTAAGTTTAGTAAGAGTTCCAACACATAAATGCCCATCCGTTTTTGAACTAGTATGTGAATGTGCAGTGACCGTTCTAACATTTAGGTTTTTATATTGTGTAATGCTGCCTCTCGACCCAGATGCCCCACGATTCCCATGGATGGACAATTCAAAACCTAAAACATTGTAAGACTCATCTGCTCCAAGACACTTGATATGGTTGAACTCAGATTCTAATATATAAGCTATAATACCTTTAGGAGCTAAACCTTTTGCTGTAATGTTTGCATATTCAAGATATAGTTTTCTATTCCCTTCTTTTCTCCAATCACCGCTTTGTAACCATCTGTCAATGAAGTCGTTATGATTTGCAGACGGAATAATGTAGTTGTATTTAGGCTTAACTTTAAACCACTCTCTTATGTAGTTAATTTCTTTTTCTAAAGAGTGAGAACCGTCTTCTTCTCTCTTCAATAACTGAAATGGATTGGACTTCTCGTGATGACTGATGCTCGACATATCCGCGATGTCATGGAGTATTACGTGTTTAGGTTTAAATTTATCTAACATACCAAAAGTAACTTCTACATTTTCTATATCCTCTGCTGTTAAATGTAAATCACCTAAAACGGCAACCTCAATTTTATCATTATTATGAATCACACCATCAGTAAGACGATTATTCAAGTCATAGAAATTTCCGTTTTTCTCGGCAACAATTTGACGTATGTGAAAAATATCACCATCTAACTCTACTACAACACACCCTATGACATGATTAAATTCACTAGATTTTCCAATTTTTGTATCCGTATAGTTTTCAACTGTACATGCTCCTGTGGTTAGTAGAACTTTACTTGGATACCCGTCCAATACTGGTAAAAATCTCATGTGGGAGCGAGGATGCCCAACAATACACGATTCTAGACCCGTCAAACCATTTAATGAGGTAAGGGGAAGTACTGATGTCGGTTGAATTTTTACGTCGCTTAAAACAACTAAATGCTTGTGTAAATTATGTCTGTTAGCATCAAGATAAGGTAAAATAGATTTATCCCAAGTATTTACATTTTTTTCAGCCTTTTCTAATGCTTTACTAGATGCAAGAGAATTTGGATTTTTATAACGTCCAGCAATTATTAATATTTGTGCATCAATTTCTTCAGCATAGGCTTCCATATTTTTTAGAAAGCCCTTATGGACTTGTGTGTCTGACTGTGCCCAACTTATCAAAAATCTCTTCTTAGAATTATCATGCTGTTTTTTCTGAGCTTCCTTAAAGTCATCCGTGTCTTCAATTGTGACTACATTGTTAGTAACTCCTAATCTTTGCATAGCTTTTCTCATTCCTCTGCCATAAGTGTCATCATCAAATGTAAGTCCAAAATGTTCACACATCTTTCTTGCCGCAGGTGTTACACTACTTCCTTGGTCTACAAGATTTTTTACAAAGGTTATATACTCTTCTGGATACTTTGTCTTTTTACTCATCTACTTTATTTTTAATTTCACGTTGTTTTAATAGTTCTTTTAAGTCGTCTAATTTTTCTATTTCTATGTTCCAAGCTTTTGCTAGTTGTTCTATGTATTTATCCATTTTCTAGCTGTTTTTGTAGACGGTTTATCTGTTCTCTAATTCTATCTTTTTCCGCCGATTTATCTTCTTCTTGCTTTTTTAATTGTATCTCTATTTCACCGTCAAACCACTTTTTAAAGCCTTTTTCACTAAGCTTAAGTAAAAAGGAAGGGATAGTAGAAAAATCATTGTTAGTGTATGATTCGTAGGGAATTCCATCATTATTAAATACAACAATTTTATCTCCGTCTATACTAAATGAATAATAGTTTAAAAAACTTTCAAAACTCCTCTCTACATATTTAGACCTATGACCTAATAAATACACATAAATATCTTGCTCCCACAACTCTGATTGTTTGTTTGAAAGTTTATCACAGATTCCCCACAAACGGTGTAAGTTTAATGTTTTCATATCTCCTTTATTTCATATTCCGAATTTTTAGTTTTAAAATGCCTGTCGTTAATTATTTCAATAATCTCTGTTGTCATCCACCGAAACATGCTGTTATATGGAGGCAAAATTAAAGCTGTTTCTATTTCAGGATTATCTATTAGTTCTTTTCCTCTACCATTCTCAAAAACTACAAATTTATAGTGTTCTGTTTCAAATGTTTTTCCGTCGTTTATGCGAGTGATTTTATACATCTTTATACTTTCTTAATAGTTCAAATATTTTAGTAAGGTCTTCAAATGTAAATCCTTTATTTCTATAACCTACTACAAATCCATAGTCACTTTGAAACTTTTCTGTTACTCTTTTACCATTAATTGAATTAAAGTAAATCCAGGGGTAGTTTGCAAAATAGTCTGTTTCTATTCCTATCTTTTTTAATCGGCGAACAAAAATGTCTAATTTATCTTCCACTATTTTGAATGTTTTAAAATTTCTTCTCTTTTATTAAAATCTGCGGATAAAAAATTAGAAAAAAGTTCTTGAATTTGCATATCAAAAACAACATTATTTTCCATAGAAAACCTTCTAAAACACTTATCTTCAATTTCATCATCACTTAATTCATTTTCATCACACTCTTCTACTAAGTCTAAATATTCTGTGGCGTAATCTCTAATCTTGTAATTAGGAACTTCATTTAAAACGTCATCCCAATTTTCATAGAAAATGTATTTAGAAATATCTCTATTCCTAATCATTTCTAAAGCTTCCTCTAAAAACTCTTGCTCTTTTATTGTTGTTTTCCAAGCACCTTCAATAACTTTTAAAAGGTCTTTCTGTTGTTTTTCTGTTCTGTTTGTCATAATGTTTTTTCTAAATGTTCAATACACCTCTTAACGCCAATTTCTAGAGCTTTTGTTCTTCCGATTATTCCCGAATTATTGTAGAACGGTCTTTTTACGTGAGGGAATTTACTCCCGTCTTCTTCCTTAAAATAACAACAAGTTACATATTTATATTCGCCCCTCAAAGGAAGTCCAATATAATAACCTTTGGTCTCTAAAAAATCCAAAATATTTCCCGTATGAAAATGAAAAAACATCTCTAAATTATTAATTGAACCTAAAGCCAAAGCTATTTTTATATGTTCTACATCATATTCACAAAGTTCCCCATTGTTTTCACAGTAGTCTATAAAAACTTTAATTGCTTTTGTATTCTCACCAAACAAGGCTCTAAGTCCTACATTATTTCTCATATTCTGTTATTATTATTCTCTGTTTTACTTTTTCTTTCGCCGAAAACTTTTGAGGGAAATTGGCTGTACATAAATTACAAAGTAATCTGTATTTGATTTTATTTTCTGCCTTTAAAAACTTTTTATAATCAATCATTTTCTTCAAGTGTTATCGGTGCTAGAGTACCCTTCTGAACCATATATCTAATAGTATCACAGTATCCTTTTCTATTTTTGGAACAATACCCAGATTCTAAAACTTTATCACACATATAATCACAAGCTTCATCATAACTTAGATATCCTGCGCCTACGTAGCCACCAATTAATAAGGCGCAATTTCGTAGACTATAGTGTGCTGTTTGTTCACGGTCTATTTTTTCAAATGTTCTGTCAATTATCCTATAAATTCTATCTAAGTCAATTTCGCTTACATTCTCAACTTCTTGAAAAATCCCATCATAAATTTTAAACTCGTCAATTTTTTCACCCCTCTGAGTCCAAATTTCAGCATCATCTCTCCACTTTAGATTTTCGTCCCAAGAAAGGTATAAAGGTAAAATAGGTGACTGTGAAGTACCATCGAAGCCTGTAAATTTAGAGAACCAATACCCCAAACCATAGAAATAAGCCTTAAATTCGTCAACCGTTCTTATTCCATCAGGTAGTCTTATAATTGTCTTAACCCCTTTTCCAGAAGGACTGATATAAGCACATATACAAGATTTTAAGTTTTCAAAAATAAAGTCTCTAAGTTCCGAAGCAAATTCTACTTTGTCAAATTCCATCACGGCAACGCCAAGAAATGATTCGATGTCACTATAACTTCTTCCAAGACCATTTGTTCTTACACAAGGAGTGAAATAAAATAAGTTTTCTTTTAATTTTCTTTTTAATTCTTCATCCCCATTTTTAGAAGCTTCGTGAATTTTAATAAAAGTTTGCCTCATATCATCGGAAGGAGAAGTGTTTGCTCGAATAAATTCTTTCAGTGTTATCTTTCCCAAAGGTTTAGTTATCTTCACATTGGCTGGATAATAATAAAATTCTTTTTCTAAATAACTCATATCCCCTTTGGTGCGTAATTATGAACATTAAATCTAATACTAGCTTTTGACAGATTAGTTAATCTTTTACCTTTTAAAGCTTCTTCTAAAATAGTGTCTTGACGCTCTTGTAGTAGAATATGGTTATGAAACCAAAACTCTTGTTTAGTTTTTTCTTCCGCCATAGCTTTCTCTAAGTCTAGTGGAGGAGTTGCCTCTGCATACATTTGTGTTAGTATTTCTAGGATTAGTTTGTCTAGTTTTTTCATGTTGTAATAATTCTTTTAAGGATGTTAATTGCAAATTCAGCTCTTTCATAATCGTCTGATGAGTTTGCATAATCTTTAAGTTTGTCAATTTCGGCGCGAATAAAATTAGAAGAGATATATTCTAAATCATCACTGTAAATTTTATTAGCGCACCAAGAAACCATATACAGTTCATCAAAGTCACTACAGGTTTCTCCACAGTCTTCTAATCCTGTCTGCAAAAATATTTTATTTGGTTGGTTTTTCATTTTATAATGATATTAAATATTTTTCACTTGTGCAAGAAAAGAAACAAAAAACAGCCTTTAAAAACTAAAAAAGTGCATTCTCTTTTTGATAACCATCCAGCTTCATAAGGTTCTGTAGTTTTTAAAGTTATGTGAGCAATTGATTCAACCCAAATATCGCCTTCAAAATCTTCTCTGTTATTATAAAATTCAATAGTGGCTGATTGATGTCTCGCCCTAAAATAAAAGAAATAACCAAGAAAATAACCTTCGGCTTGTACAGGACAATTTCCACCAGGTTTATTAATCCACTTAAATAATTTTTTCATAACTTACTTTTACATTAGGACAAGCTCTACTATCTACACTACTATCAACTGTTATGTCACTTCTTTGAGGGTCAGCTAACCAAAATTGATGTCTTATGTGTTGTACAAGTGAGTAAGCTTCTCTACAAGACTCATCCACTTTAGAATTATATATCCCCCAAGAGCCATTCACTCCCATATCTTCTCCATATAATAAATTACGAGCCACATTAAGCTGTCTATCTACTTCTTCTCTTATTCCGTGGTATTGTTCCCAATCAGGAGAATGATGAATATTTTCTAAGTCAGTCCATTTTTTAATTTCCTCTCCATTACCCCATGTACCTTTAGTCCAAATAGCTGTCTTAGTTATTTTAGTTATTTCTCCTCTCATTGTTCTATCGCCAACTTTTAAAGGAGTTTTTGGAGAAGTGAGTCTCAATACAGAATTTTCAAATGTTGGATGATTTTTAATTTCGGTGAACTGTCCCATACCACAGCGACTATAGAAATCTAAAGCTCTTTGAATTAACCTCAGTTGCTGTTCGTTACACTCTATTTTACAATTGTTTTCCATTACTCCTCAATCTTTTCTAAACACATTATTTCTAAAACTTCTAGGTGGTCTTCAAGTAAGTCAAATAAATCAACATCTGAGTCTCTTACTGTAATACTTTGGATTTCAAAACTCGACGGAGTTGAAGGCGTTCCGCTCATGTCACTATAATATCTAACCTCTTCTTCTCCTGGGTCATAGTTACCTTCAATTGTAAGTTCTACTCCTCTAAATTCTAAAATTATTTTGTCCATAATAAATATCCGTTAATTGCTAAACTTCCATAGAGTAATATTTTACTCCACAATGTCTTGTTTTTTTGTTGTTTTATTTGTTTTTCCTGCGATTCTGCCAACTCTTTATAAAGTAATATTTGATTATTCTTATTGTTTATTACAGTGTCTTTTAGATTTGACTTAGTTTCTAATTGTAACACTAGCTTTTTAGTCTGTTGTAATTCTAGCTCACAGTAATCACCTTTTATTAAATCTTTTATAACTTTTCTTGCGACCTCATTCTTTAAAACTACTTTTGTTGTGTCAACCTCACTCTTAGTTTTCTCTTGTCCATACAAAGATACGGCGGAAAAAAGTAATATGCAAATTATTGTTAGTTTATTTTTCATTTTACTTGTTTTAAAATTATTAGTTTACCTTTTATTACTTTGCTTTCGGCTTCATCAAATCTTTTTACAGTGTCTTGCCATTTTTCAAATTTATCAAAAGACTCTGTTCTGTCATCTAAGTCTTTAAATTTATCAATATTTGGCTTTTCAATCGGATTAACCCAATGCAATCCATTTGCTTTTAATAGGTTTAAAAACTCATCAAAATCTAACTTTAAATCTTGCCTGATATAATCGTCAAGTGCTGTTAAAATTGAATTAGCTGTTACTTCTCCGAGTATTTCGAAATCTTCATTGCTTCCTAAATTTATTTCAAATCTTGACGAGCCGACATCGTAAGTTAAATACATATTTCCTAACAACGAAAATAAATATCTTTCTGAATTTATCGGCACTTCCACCGCTATTAAGTCAGTAGGGAGTAACTGTATTGGTTCACTTTCCATATCGTTCTTCAAAATATTTAGATAAATCTTCATTAGAGTATCTGTCGATATATTTAATTTGGACTTCTCTCTCTTTTGTGATGTTGTTAATAACTGTTTTTGTCTCTACTATTAGACCGTCTAAACTGTCTATTTGTTTCTGTTGTTCTCTCTCTTTTGCTTCGTACTTTTGAATTTCTTTCTTAGTTTGTTCATCTTTATATTCTAAGAGTTCATTAGTATTCCGCCACTGAAAAAATAAGATAATGATTAAAATTAATATTAAAATTAACTGCCAATTAGACTTTAAAGAGGATACGATTCCTTGTTTGTTTTCCATTATAGTGAATTATTAGTATTTTACTTTCTTCTACATATTCTAAATTTGGCTTATATTTGTACAAAAGTAGAATGATGACTATTAATATTATGATTGTTGCTAACATATATTATTAAGATAACGTTAATACTGACAAATTTGCCCCGTAAAATTAACAGTAAAAGGCTGGTTAATATTTAAAGGTTGTCCACTTGTATTCGTGTAAGAGTAAAAGTAAGTATTGCCACTTACCCACGTTCCCGCTGGCTGAAAAGTTTTTCCTTGAATTACTAAAGTAGCGTTTGGGTTTACGATTGGGACATTTGATTGAAATTTCAAATAAAACCCATTACTTTGACCTTGTCCAGTTACCAAAATAGGGCAATTTGTAGGCGGTGTGTATTGATAATAAGATGCTGGAACTTTCATAATTTCCCCGTTTCGGATAACTAAAATAGTGTCGTTTACCGTGCCTATTGAGGCTTTTAGTTTTACGTTTCCATTAACTTCTAGCTTAGCCGTTGGGTTTTTCGTTCCGATTCCAACGTTTTGAGAAATTGCCATTGTTGGCAAAATTAGTAGTAAAAATAGTTTTTTCATTTTAAAAAGGTGTTTCTGATTTCTCAGGTTTTGGAATTAAATTTTTGTACTTTTTTTTTGATTTTTCCGATATCGCATCTCTGATGAATTTACCTACATCTACGTTATAATATTTCATCTTTTATAAAGTTTTGTGTTGCGTTTCTGAAATTCGTATAACCTTGTTTTAGTATATAATTTCATAATTGTAATACATTTATAGCGATTAGCGATTAGTTATGTGATATTTACGCAGTTGACTAAAGCGTACCACATTCCTTTTTCATCATAACAAGTTTCAGCTTCTTTATTTATTTTAGCTATTTTAAAAATTAAACCGTTGCAATAATTTACTGTATCCCCGACAGAAAAAACATCACATAACAGTGGTTTTGACTTATTGCCACATTCGATTAAATTTTCAGTTTGTTTTGTACTTGTATTCATTGTGTTTAATTTAAATATTAGGTCTTATTTTATTGGCAACAAGACAAAGCCACAATCCGTTAGCGGTAATTTGCGAGAGCCGTAACTCGTTCCCAAAAAACTTTTTCAACTCTATCCATATCAAAACGGCTACTTTCTTTCATCATTAAAAACATTTGAGTAATAGCATAATCAAGCTCGCCTTTATCTTCTGTTTTTAAGTCAAAGTTTTTTTCTTTATTTTCTCCATAAAAAACCAACCATTTTACTTCGTCAACGGAAAAACTACCGCTAACAATCGTTTTGTCTAATGGCTTGGCTTGGGTATTATCTGAAATCATATTTTTTAAATTTAAAAGTTAGTGTATTTTTGTAAAGTCTAGTCTTAAATTACGCCACTAGACAAAGCGACCAAACGTTATAAGCAAGTGTTACGTTTAGTCCATAAATTAGACAATAACCCAACAAGATTATGAACGCAACTTTTTACATAAATCCGCTTCCATTCTACCAACCCAGTTAATTCATCTTCACGCCTCAATAATTCAACTGTTTTTATTCCACTTCTAAAATCTTGAACAAAACTAATATGTTCCCATTTACTCCATTTTCTTTTTTTAAACATAATTTTATAATTTAAGTTATTTTTTAATTACCTACACCTGCTTATAACAGCAGTTACACGGCAGTTTGGGCTTTGTTTTTAATTTTCTGTTATTGTTTTTAAGTTCTGTTTCAACTCCGAAAGTATAGGCTTTTTTTACCTCAACCGCTCGTGTAACTGCAAAACTACGTAAGCAATAAAATAAAATTGCCTACACAATAGGCAATGTCCAATCATTTTTAACGCAATACTCTTTACAAGCATTTCCAATCTTTGTAATTATTTCCGCATCTGCTTCTAACATTCCGTGTCCTTTCCATTCATAGGTACTTTGAATTGTATCGGAAATATTACCAATTACTTTAATCAAATCTTCTTTTGTCAATTTTTCTAATAAGTTTTCCATCACTAATTTTTTAGATAACTTCTTTTAACATTTCTTTCATGTACAGTAAAACTACCTTTAAGTTCATCATAGATATGGAAGTACCCGCTGTTAAAGTACCCAAAATACCTACCTCCACCAATTCTGTTTTTTAAAAATATTAAATATTTCATAATGCTTATATTATATAATGTTTAAAAATCTCGCCCAAAAATAAGACTGATAAAAAAGAGAACTGTAAAAAATCCAAAACCCTACAAGCTTTAGCCATTTAGGCGTTACAATTGTAAAAACTTCTGTAAAAGTTACAAGAGGTACATTAAATAATTTTGTAAAACTTAGTAAATGTAAAACTCCAAATACTAAAGTAAAGGAGAATAAAAAATCTGTTGTTGTCATATTCATCTGTTTTATACGGCAAATATATAACCTATTTTTTAACTGTGCAAGTTATTTGTGTTAAAAAACGTAGAGAGCATAAAAAATCCCCCAATTAAGGAGGATTTGGTTTTATGCAGAACAGGCTAAACAATCCTCTCCCTCTTTTGGCTTTTCAAAAACAGTTCTTTTATATAAAGATTCAGTTCCTACTTTTTTCTTTTTTGTGCGAGTGTAATAGACACCCGTTTTTAATCCTTTTTGCCACGCATAAATTAAAGCACTTGAAATCTTAGTAAAATCAGCATCCAAGTAATAAGTATTAAAACTGTAAGATTGGTCTATAAAAGGAGCAGATTCTGCTAACATATCAATCCTATGTCTTTGCTTTACTTCATAAGCTGTTTTATACTTATCTCTTATAGGTTTTGGTATAAATGCAATACTTTGAATACTACCTTCTGCTTGGATAATCATATCTGCCATATCTTTATCCCACAAACCAATAGCTTTTAATTCTTTTACTAAAGTATCTTGAACTACTACAAATTCACCTTTATCTAATTTTCTAACATACATCATAGATTGTGGAACTTCAAATCCCTCTGTGCAAGATAATAAATTAGAACTTGATGCTGTTGGCATTAAAGCTACAAATAAGGTGTTACAAACTGGTTTAGAAGTATCAACATCTAAATCTTTAATGTCTATTCCATACTTACAGGGGTGTAAATTCCAAGTTGCATAATCTGATTTTTCATAATCTTTAAATTGAATACCGTAATCTTCATAATATCTTTGACTACCTTTAATTGCTCCTTCATAAATCTGTTTCATTACCTCTTTCATTTCTTTTGGTGCGTCAGGGTGTTCAAAATGTAATCCTCTATCATATAAATACTCTGCTAAACCAGCAACACCGATTCCAACTGACCTTTGATTTAATCCACCTTTTAAAGCTCTTTCTGTTGGATATTTATTTCTGTCAATTACTCTATTAATATTATAACATAGTACCTCTGCCGCTTTTTTTATATCTTTGCAATATGGTAAAGGAATAGAACCTAAAGCGCATTGCCCTGTTTCATCAGGGGTTGCTATGTTGGTTATTTCTGCACAAAGTTGAGTTGACTTTACAACACCTAAATGTCTTTGCATATTATACTTATTAATAGTATCTATGTAGTTTATGTAAGGTGTTCCTGTTGAAACTTGTGATGCAATCATTTTTTGCCAAATTTCTAAAGGGTTTATTTTTTCGCCAATACCTAATTCAACTGCTTTATTATAAGCATCTGTCGCTTCTTGCCCTACTAATTCATATAATCTAATATTATGTTTTTCAAGGTCATAAGGACAAAACAGATAAAAGTCTTTTTGGTTAATTAACGATTCCATAAAGAAATCATTGATAACAACTCCTGTGAAAATATCTCTTGTTCTTAATCTCTCATCTCCCTCGTTTAGTCTTAATTCTAAAAACGGAATAATATCTTTATGATAAATTGGTAAATATATTGAGGCACTTCCAGGTCTTCTGCCCTTTTGATTGTAAAACCTTAAAGTGGCTTGCATCATATCCGCTAAACGAACTACACCACTTGCAAAACCTTGACCTCCTACTCTTGATTTACTACTTCTTATATTACCAATATAAACACCTATACCAGCACCATTTTTACTTGATTTTGCAATCTCTTTTAAACTTTCTTGTATTGAATCAAGGTCATCCCCTGCCAACATACTGGAATCACAACTTATAAAAGTTTCAGAACCTGTTCCAGCATTTAAAGTTGTAGGTGTAGCAAAATTAATTTGTTTTGAAATTAGCATATCAAACATTTCTTGCTTTTCTTCTGTTGTTTCTCCAAAGTAGTCTGCTATTCTTGCATACATTTCTTGCGGAGTTTCATTTCCTTGTTGATAGGTTTTTTTAAATGTCGAATAGGCTAAATAATCATATTTAATATCTTTGTCTATGTCAAAAGAAAATCTGTTTTTATTTGTTTTGCGGAAATCTCTTGTTAAGGCAATTCTCGCCGCAAAAAAACTATAATCAGAATCTAATACAATCTTACCCAAAGCCTCGCTAATAATGATTTCATCAATCTCATTAGTGGTTATACCATCTTTAATTTGTCCTATAACTGATTGTGTTAACGTATCACAATCTACGTTTAAACCCTCCCCTTGCTTCTTAATTCTGTTTAAAATTTTGTTTGGTGAAAAGCTTTCCTCTTTTCCGTTAGTTTTTATTATCTTCATTTAATTATTTCTTAGTTTAAAAAGTTTTTCCACGCTTACCTTATTACCACCGATTTTACCATTTGCCGATAAAGAAGATTTTGCTTCCTTTTGCCAAACACATTCAAAATCAGTAGGTGCTTCATATTCACTTACAAAAATTGTGTGTCCTTGCTTTGCCTTTTCTCTGCACCAAATCCAAAAATTTGAATGATTAAAGTCTTTTGATGTGGAGTATTGTTTAGTTCCTTGATATGGAATGTCGCAATAAATAATACTGTTTGCGGGTATTTCCAATTCAGTATAATCTTTGTTCTCAAATTGAACACCCCACATCTTTGGTAATTGCTTTTCAATATTACTTATTGCTTCCTTAATGTAATCTCTTACCGTTCCAATTTTTGTATTTGATTTACCCGAATATCCGCCATCAAAAAATCTACCGTTTGCAGAACCCATCCAACCAATCCAACCCACCATATCATCAGTTATATTCGTTTTATGTTCAAATCTTGTTTCTCTGCCGTTGTAAACATCTCTTGCAAGGTCATACAATTCTTTTGGTATGTCCGTTGGATATTTAATTCCATTTGCTAACCCTTTCCACATTTCAATTAAGTGGTAGTTTTTATCATTGGCAAGCCTATTACCACCTACCTCGCAAATAGCGTTCATTCCACCTGCAAATGGCTCAATATACCATTGGTCGGTTGTTCTATCTTTTAATATTATCGGCAAAATTTCTTTGGTAAATCGTGCCTTGCTTCCCATGTATTTCATATATTAAAAATCATCATTAAATAAATCCCCACCCATATTTTCCAATTTTTGATATGCACCGCTCTTACTTTCAAAAAAGTTTTGTCTTACTACTAAACTAATGTTCGACATAAAATCCAAAGGTTGTGAAACGTTAAATTCTAATGGTAGTTGATAATAATAAAGTAAATTATCAGCAACATATTGAACATATTGTAACATCTTCTCTTTTGGTAAACCAATAACATCTCCTTGCTCATAGATAGACTCTACAAATAGTTTTTCAGTGTTATAACAGTCTAAAATCATCTCTCTAACTTCTTCTTGTGGTAACTTATAATCATCTTTAATATATTTGTTATAAAGAAGTATTGCAAAGTTCATGTGCATTAATTCATCAATTAAAATCAATTCATTTGCTTGTCCAAGTCCCGCTAATTGTGGATATTTTTGGCGGAAAAACATTAAAAAAGCAAAAGTAGAACTAAAAGCCATTCCCTCAACCAATGAGAACGCAACTACTCTTTGAATTAAACTGCCATTCTCTAACCATTTTTTAGCCCACTTAACTTTTTCAGCTACAATGGGATTGGTCTTAATAGCATTAAACATTTCAAACTTTTCTTGGTCATCTTTTATAAGTTGTTCAATTAATCTACTATATGTTTCGCTTTGCCCTGTCAGAATACCATTAAATACCCCTGCATTTCTAAGAGGCTCGCTAAAACAATAAGTCATCTCGGTCTGTATTTTTTCTATATTTACAACTTTAATTAACTTTTTTCTTTCTACAACTAATTCATCAGTTTTAATCTGTAACCTTTTAGGATTAAACCCTAACTTAGCGAGCTTTTTAACGTTTGCTGTTGTTATATACAAGCAGTATAACTCTTTTGTTTCATATAGTCTGTTAGCTCCTTTACCATCAGGTAATAAACTAAACCCTTCTTTTTTAGCCACTTTTAAATTTGCAGATATTCCTAAAGTAGTTAGTAAAAGTTTTACATTTTTTATGAAATCTAAGTTTATTGAAGTATACTGAATAGCAGTAGCTGTCCTTTTTTTATTATAATTTATACAGCCGTCACCATCAAAAAGCCCCTCTAACCACTCTATTTTTGTTTTTACTGAATAGTTTATTGGTGTAAAAAACTTAGGTTTATTTAATTTATTGGTTAGGTAGAACTTATAAATATCTTTACGTTCTGCACTTAAATCTCCAAAATAAGGCAAAAGATTCTTCTTTTCTCCATATAATTTAATATATGGTGCATTATTTGTGTAACTACCATCTGCACAAAAGAATCCATGTATATAAGGATTTAGTAAAAAATCTTCGTCTTGTAAATCTACAATTGGTAAATTGAAATCATATATAACATCCCCTAAACTTAATGTGTTTGTTGGTTTTTTTATTAACTTACAATTTTCTGGGTGGTTTTGATTACCATGTCTTATGAACCACTTATGCCCATCTGTACAATCTATATAACTACCATCGGATAAGGTAACTCTATATAAATCTTGAACACCTGTTTCAACAATTCTTACCTTTGAAAATTCTTCCCCGTTCCATACATTAACCGATTCTCCGACTAATTTCCCAATTTTTAATTGCCCTTTATCTGTAAGGATTTTTGTATCAAAACTGACACAATGGACATCTTCTATATATGCTTGATAAACATAGTTAGATTTAATCTCTTCAATAGAGGAAAATTCTGAAATAATTTCATCGGCTAAATTATCTTGAACTATACTATCAGAAACACCAAAGAAACCTAATAGATGTTTTAAAATAGAAACTGTTTTATCAGGTATCCCTTCAAAAGTATCTTTACTTAAATCTAATTCTTCTGCTGTCCAAATAGCTTGTTGTTGTTTTTTAAAATAATCCCACAACTCTGTGTGGTAGATAGGAAATTTAGTGTTACGTTCACCATTTGTAATATTTAAGTATTTACTCATTTTTATTATTGATTTAATTATTTTAGACAAAAAAACTCCTGCCATTAATTTGCGACAGGAGCATTATTTTTATGTTTCGTGTACCAAGTTCTTAAAAAAGATTCTTTTACACCGCTATCTCGGACAGCCTTTTTAATTTGATACAAATATAATTCTTTTATATGATTTGTGCAAGTTAATTAATTTTTAATTTGTTTTTTAAAAATAATCTTTCATGTTGTCAATTTTTCCTTCAACTCTCTCTAAAATCTGTTTTAATTCCTCTATTGATTTTGCTTCATTAGTTGTTACCATTAAGTATTTAGAGAAAATCTGAGATAATTTAGGATAAAAGTGAGACTGTCTTTTTACTGTTGGTTCTATTTCTCCTGTCTTTTTATTTTCTTTTTCGCCGATTTCCTCGTGTACTAAAACTAAGCCTCTGTAGCCATCAGGCTCTAAGTGATAACCGTCTGTTAATTCAATTCTGTCTGTATTCATGTTTTTAAATATTGTGTGCATTTTAGCTATTGTTTAATTAATATCATAATCCATACATAACTGTTCAAAATCTTCGATACAAGCATAGAGCATATCATAGTCATTATAGTGTCTTGGATATTCTCCTATTTCTAAATATTTGATAGTTAAGGCATAATCCTCTGAATTTAAATTGCCTCTGTCTGCCAATCTTTCATACTCTTCTTTGAGAGCCTCTGCTAATTTTTGTTTTCTCATCTTACTGTTTTTAATATTATTCCCGCGAATATATGGTCTTCACTGTAGTCTTCAAATTCTGTAAAATCGCTCATATATGTTGTTTTTGAGTTTGAATTTCTCACATAGTATTTCTTTTAAGTCCTCTATTGTGAGAGTTATTTTAGTTTCAGTTGTTGTTTCTGTTTTCATACCTCTCTAGCCAATGTGTAAAGTTATTTAATAAATAATCTGTTGCTATTTTACAGTCTTTAATCTGTATAAATTTACCTTTCTTAATTTCTATTTCTTCGTCGGGTAAATACTCTTTCATAAAAGTTCCTTTGTAATTTTCATCTAAAATAAAATTCGTTCTCCTATGTTAGGTAATCTGTCTTTTATTTTTATGGCTCTGTATAAAATGTCTTTCATAAGCTGTTCTTATTTATAAATTATTTCATAGGCTCTCTCCAAACAATAGTGCTCCTCTCCCTCATTTAAGAATTCTCCGTTTTGGTATAGTCTGTGTAAGCCGTAGTCAACATATATTATTTCCAAACCGTGTAGTTTTAATACGGACTTTTCCATTAAATATGTATCAAATATTTGTTTTAAATCTTCCTCGGCTTTCATATCTGAGTTTCTGTACTTGTCTCTAATGCTTCCTAAATGATTCATAAGTTGTTGTTTTTATTTCTTCTACAAAGATATATCATTGTTTTTAGTTGTGCAAGAATTTTGTTGATTAATATTCCACATCTATAATAAAACCTTCAAAAATATATCTAAAATCTTCTGCTACTTGCTCTAAAAACTGTTCCATAATATCTTCATTGTATTTTCCAGAGGCAGAAACATTGTATCTATAACTATCTGTTTTATGGTATTTTAATTTAGCGTCTGTAAACTTTTCTCTCATATTTTTAACTTTTTCCGCGAAAAATTTATAAACTTCTTTATCTAACATAGGTTCGATAATTTCTCTTACTAAAGAGATGTGTTTAAAAGTTCTCGCTAAAGAACGTTGTCTAAAAAATTCAGCTGAGTCGTTATCATCATCGAATACAAAAATCTCTCTTAGTTTTATAGCTTCTGTAATACCATTGTGTACTTGGTCTAATATTGTGTAATCTAAGTCTGCATTGACTTCCATTATGAAGTCTGTGATTTTATTATTCATTTGTTTTTAGTTTTTTCGCCGATAAAAAATAAAGAAACAGAGTAGATGCCTTGGTCTTATTGAGGCACACTTTAATAGCTTCCGTACTACTCTGAATCTTTAAAATAACAGACTTCAATTAAGTAACCACACTGGGTATCTGTTTTGAACGAGTGACTTAACGACTCTGTTTCCCCAGTGTGACTCGAACACACATGTAACCAAATTACGGTTTCTATTCGTTATGAGCGAAAGCCGATATGGGGAAGAATAAAAACAGAAATCCTTGAAGATAGGAACAGCGATACTTTCATGCACAAGTAATTAGCTTGCAACAATCTATCACCTACATATCGGTGCATTGGGATATACTGTCATACTCAACAAACACAACACTTCTTCTAATGTTGTAACAATCTTTTCCCATGTAGAGGTTATCCAGTGTTGTAGTGTGCCCCTTATTTATATCCCTTGTCGCAAAGCTTACGGTTATATTCAACTACGGGTTTGCGTTTTACTTACACAGGTAAAAATTATTACTTGTTTGTCTTTCTATTTCTGTTTTTGTGGCGAGACTAGGTGTCGAACCTAACTCTTCTGCTATCCACACAGACGCTTACCCCTAAGCTATCACGCCAATTTGTGAATCAAAAAATTTCCGCCGTAGCTAAAAAATATCATCACACGTTAAGACTTATCCAAATTGTGTAGGTATCTAAACAGGGTAAACTCTATTCTACATCTGAATGTATTCAAAGTCATAACTTTTTTTAGGTTCAAAACGCGAACTGAAACTCATTTAATACTTAACAGAAAAACTGTTTCTAGGTTTGTCCCTAGCACGCATAGACACTATACGTAGTTAAACATCGGTGTTTTGTGGGTGAATACAGGAGTCGAACCTGCGAACCTTTTGGATGATGAGGTTTCTATGTTTACCTTTCATTGCTTTAACCACTTGCATAATTCCCCCATTTTACAGCGTGGGCTGTCACTTATCAGTTTTGGTAGCATCCCTTAGTACCTAATCTTCATCAGGGCAAGGGTCGAATCTTAATTAATCTTCATAATGTGTTACCGTCCATCTTTCTGTCTCATGGTCGTAAGAACGGCTTCCTTGTACTTCTTCGTTGTAATCTCGTGAATTTTTATCACTGTAAAAATCTTTTGATACTTCTTTCATTTTTTATTTATTTAATTATTAATTTTTTGCGCGAAAAAGATAAAAACAGAGGAGAAGACATTATATATTATGCTACCACGTATTACTTAGGTTCACCTACCTCTGTTTCATTCTTCGTTACAAATGTACAAATAGTTTTTTACTTGTGCAAATATTTTTAATCTTTTTTGCCGAAATACTTTAAATTTGTCCTAAAGATTCAGCCATTAAAAGTTTTACATTTATCTCTACATTATGTAAAGACTCTAATAAAAGGCACTCCGTAGCACCTCCAAACCAAATTGAGGGTTTGTATAAAAAATCTCTTCCCTCTTTGAGTAAATACTGTTCTATTTTAAAACAATTATACATACTATTTTCTTGCAAAAATAAAATTTCTTTATTGTATGGTATTTTTGCAAATCTTTTTTCGCAGGACTCTTCTTTTGTGATACCTATTTTAATGAATTCTTCACTTGTGTTATATAGTTTTACAATGTATACAAATCCTTTTTCTTTTATCAATAACTCTTTATATTTTTCAAAATATGAAATGGTTTGTTTATTTTTACCATCACCATAACAGTATGCACAACCTACGTTCCCTTTACTTAAAAGTTTATTAGGTGTGTTTTCATACTCTATGTTACAACTATTACACTTATATTTTACTCTTGTACCATTATTTACATAATCACCTGTTATAGAAAGTTTATCTTTAAATTTAGTTGTTATACTATTTATAAAATTATCCTTATATCCTTTATACTTTTCAGATTCAACTTTTTCTCTAATACATTTTTTACAACCATGTCCTTTAGAGTGCAGATAACAACTTTGTTTAAAAATACCATGATTAGGACAAATTATTTCAACAAGACACTCAGAATTTATATATTCTGTAAATAAACTATAATCATAGAAATCTTTATGTACCTCATTAAAATAATCTTTAATTTTTTGAATAGTTGTATTTTTAAAACTGAATTTTGACATCTATTTAAAATATTTTTGATAAATTTTAAAATACTCTGAAATTTCTTTGCAAACAGATACAACAGAATTTTTTAAATAGTATTCTACATCTTCTTTTTTATATGGTGTATAGATATAATCAATCTGACCCGTTAACCTTAAACAGTTTTTATCACCTATTATTAAATTATTTCCTTTGCGGTCTAAATGATTTACTCTGCAACCACCGATATCAAAACCTTCTAATTCTCTTTGATAAGCATACATACGAGTTTGATAATACTTTTTTATATCTCCATACTTCTCTTGCATACTTTTAGATGCACCTGTCTTTAAATCTTCTATAAATAACATACTATCAATCTCGTATTCATGGTCTGAAAACCCCTGTAAAACACAATCTTTAAGTCCAAAAGGTTCAAGGTCAATTACTATTTCAGACTCGTATTTAGAACTTTCATGTTTAACTAACTGATTAATAGTGTTCATGTCAAATTCAGACAGATTTTTATCCCTCTCGCCATCAGAGAAATAAGTCCCTACAAGATTACCAAAAAATGCAAACATACCACTTTCAGAGGAGTTTCCTAAAAAATATCCTTGTATGTACTGCTCTTTATAATCTTTAAAAGAATTAAGTTGACTATAACTAATTTTCTGTTTATTTTTATGTTGTGGGTAATTACCTAATTCATTTTCATACAACTTAGGTAAATTTATTTTAATTGCTTTCAAATTCTTCTTTTAATTGGTTTATAATTTCATCTATCTGTTTTTGATTGGTTACCTTTCCAAAATTAGAATCAATTTCGGCTAAAGATGCTTTAACTAAATCTAATACAATGTCTTTTTCTTTTTTAGATAATTTATTCTTTTTTAAAATTTCCTCTAACTTCTGTTTATCTTTTATTGTAATTACCTTATTTGTATAAATCTTTTGTAACAGAGGTAACTCTTCTGTTTTAATATCTTGCCTAAAAATAGGCTCTAAAATATTATCTCCTTTCCAAACTCTTATTAGGTTACTTAATACTGCAACATCTGATTCACAGTAAGATTGTAGCTCTTTAATTCTACCTGAATAAAAATAGTCAGAAGTTTCATTACCATGCATAATGAGTTTACTTGATGGAATCTTAAAGCACATTGCCAATTCATCTAAAGAAGTGTTTCCAAAATTTATCCCCTTCCATAATTTCATACTGTCATGTACAGATTTTTCCATATCCCACACTTTCATCCCTACATCATTACCTTGTGTCTCAGATAAATAATCTTCTGTCTTTAATCCATTTATGAACCACCTTTTTCTTATGTAGGGCATGTCAAACTCAGCGTTATGAAAGACTAAACTCCTGCCCGTGGATTTAACTAAAGATATTAAATTAGTCAGTATTTCTTTCTCTTCCCCAACAAAAGACTTAATATGAAGTTCATCATTATGTATAAATCCAACAGATATACAAGCTATTTTACCCCACTCAGGGAATAATGCCGATTTATCATAATAAAGGCGAATATTTTCTTCATCTGAAAGAAATTCATTAGTCTCTTTATTTCTCTGTTTCCACTGCCAAACACTATAATATGGGTGGCTTTGGTCAAAAGTCTCTTCTCCTCTGATGGTTTCACAATCTGCAAAAAGAAGTTTTGAGTAATCTAAATTTTTAATTTTACTGTTCATCTGTTATTTATTTAAAATCATTTCTAAAATGTCTTCTCTGTGTTTTTGACCATTTTTTGTTTGAGCATATTTTGCCTTTGCCTCCAAAATCGTCCACAGTGGTACAACTTTTAATTCAAAATCATCGTATTTTAACAGTTCATATTTTTGTTTTGGGTCAATTTTTATGTCGGCTTTTAAACTATTGATTAAGATACAATCATCATAATCACTTCCGCTAAACCTCTCTTCTCCTCCATCTTCGTCAACCTTAATGCCTTCTTTGGTTAAAAGTTTTGAGTAAAATGGTAAAATAAAATCGTAATCTCCAACACCTGAAGAAAAACGGTTAAGTCTAACACCCTGTAAATAAAGTGCTATACTTCCTCCAACTATAAGATGAGGATTCAATTCTTGTAATGCTCTTACAGTTTCTATTTTCATAGCTTTATCAAGCAGTTTTTTCTTTTTATCTGCTTCGATTTTATTTAACTCTTCCTTAGTTATTTCTCTTAAGAATTTAATACACTTTGCCCCGCTCTTTTTGTCAGAACCATCTTCAAAATTACCTATTATTTCAATCTCAAAAAATCTATTACCGCCGTTATTTGTATAATAATCAAAAGTATCTTCCAAGTTATTGCAATAATGAAGAGCTGTTTTTGTGCAAAGTTTTAGTTCAGGACTAATTATTATTGAACCGTCTTTTACTTCTTTAACTTCATTTTTGTCATCAATATAGTAAGTTTTACCCACTTCAAAAGCTACATCTCTGCACTTTAAATTTTTGTCTGTTCCTTTATATCCTAATTTCATCCTTCTGTTATTTAATTATGCAAATATATTCTTTTTATTTTACTCTTGCAAATTTATTTTTAAATATTTAACCCCTTGTTCAGTTTCTTTTATTTCTCCTGAAAACTGCCAATCTATGTATTCAGAACCATTTTTACTTCTACAAAATGTATTATATTTCATCTTTATATTGGCAAATTTATTTTACTTAAAATTTGGTTTGACACGTGAGTATAGACCTCGGTTATTTTTGAGGAGCTGTGGCCTAAACATTTTTGTATGATTCGCAGGTCTGTTCCTGCTTCCAATAATGCCGTTGCTTGTGAATGCCTTAGTAAATGAAAATGATAATCTTTACCAATATATTTCTTAACTATTTCATTACAACTTCTGTGCGAATATTTCAATCCAAACTGACCACTAAACAAGAACTCTTTTGGTCTACATTCTTTAAAGTATTCGCGCAAAAGATTTAAAACAGTAGAAGATAGAGGAACAAAACGGCTTTTCCTACCTTTACTATTAACAATATGAATCAACATTCTTTTACTATCAACATTCTCAATTTTTAAATTACAAACTTCACTAACTCGCATTCCTGTAGAGTAAGCTAAAGTGATAATAGCTTTGTGTTTCAAATTTTCAATTTTTGAAATCTTATCAAGTAAAAAATCTTTATCAATTACTCTTGGTAATTTTTTCTCTGATTTTGGTCTTTTAAAAGACACTTTATCATACTTCTTCTCTAATCCGTATTTATATAAAAATCTAATAGAATTTATCACTTGATTTTGTTGAGAAACTGAACTAAATTTATAATTATCTAAATAGTTTTGAAAATCTTTAGCATTTAAATGTGATATTTGTTTATCTCCAATACTTTTTACAAAATCCTTTATGTGATAAATATAGTTTTCTTTTGTTCGTGGAGAGTAATTAAGATATATAAACTTTTGTTCGCAAATCTTTATAATTTTTTCGTTTAACATGTTGATTTTATTAGTGTTTCAATACAGTTGAGTATATATTTATGTTATAACACATTTTTTTCCAATGTTACCGCTGAATCAGAAATAACTAAAATTTCTTTATAAGTTTCTTTGTCTACTATTAAAGCCATAGGTTTAGTAAATTTCATATGTTGAAAAACCAAATCTGTTATTCCTTCAATCCTGCTTAAATTGCTTTTTGCTATTTCTAAATCTCTTTCCCATTCTGCAATTAATTTCTTTTGTTTTTGCACTTTTTCAAACGCAAATAATAATACTTCCTTTGCTACATTTTCATCGCCTTGAATTTCATTTACAACCCCTGAAAAAGAAGTTAAATCGTCTAAATTAAAACGTGTTATAACATCGGTTTTGTTAAATGCCTTGTTTTGGTCTTTTTCTGTATTCATTTTGTTTAATTTTAAAGTTATTGTTTACTTGTTGCGTTTAGTCTTAAAATACGGCACTAAACAAAGCCGTCAAACGTTACCTGCAAGTGCTACATTCGTTCTTCGATTAAACATTTTCGTTAGAAAAATTATTAAAAATTTCCTCCCCTTTTAAAAAAGAAAAAATATAAGCAATTACATCTACTGTCCAGCCATTTCCTAATACTTCATATCGTTTAGAAGATGATACCATTTTTGTATAATCTTTTGGAACACTTTGTAGTTTCTCTACTTCGTTTTCTGTTAATCTTCTTATTTCTCCATTAGGCAAATATGTTTTGGTTAAATGCCTTGCAGCTCCGTGATGTGATGCAGATAAACAAGCCATTAATCCATCATATCTGTAAATATTATCCTGTTGGTGTTTACCTGCCTTGTGTCTTATTATTTCATTCTCGCTCCATTTGTAATTTAAGTCAAGTTTTGACTTTTGCTTTTCGGTTAAATAATATTCACTACTTGCTTCTTCTAAAATATCATTCAAGCAATGATTAAATGTATTTGGAATATTTTCAATTTTTATATTAGTCCAAAATAATCTTGGTCTATTTTGCGGCACAAAAAACTTTGAGTTTATTTCAATAGGTTCTACTCCTATTGCTTCTGAAATTATATCTTGCCATTCTTTTTTCATTTTTACATTTTCTAATAAAAAATAAGTTGGTTTAGTTTCATTTAATATTCTTACATATTCCCAAAATAAACCACTTTTTCCATCAAAACCCTCTCCTCTACCAGCATTTGAAAAAGATTGACAAGGACTTCCCCCTATCAATAAATCTACTTGTGGTAAATCCGTGCCTTTTATTTTCGTAACACTTCCAAGTTGTTTAGTATTTGGGTAGTTTGCCATTGTTATTTTTATAGCATCTTTGTCAATTTCAGAAGCAAAGTAATTCTCTACTTCAAGCCCTGCTCTTTCTAACGCTATTTGACCACAACTAATGCCATCAAACAATGATAATACGTTTATTTTTTCTTTTTTGCCTACACTCATTTTTAATAATTTTTTTGTTTAGTATTTCGTTTAAGTTTCTCGTTAATTAACCGCACCAGCAGGTAACAAGGTATTTGCAAAATTGCCCATCAACATTTGTGCTTAATTTCAAGTATCTGCAAGGGCAACTTCGCAAATACCCGACCGTTAGTGGCAATGCTACCCGAACACACGAGCAACTGCCAAATCATAATATTTTACCTCTTTTTCAATTCCAATAAAAGAACGGTTCAACTCTTTTGCTCCTAAACAAGTTGTTCCTACTCCCATTG